AAACTTTGTTTATAAATAAAACAAGATTTTATAGAAAAAATGTCGTTATAAAAAATTTCTTTTGTAACATTACCTATTAAAGGTTTTTTTATTTTATAAAAAACATTTTCATTTATTTGCTCTTGTTGGCTATAATATTTTCTTGTTAAAATAGGAACATAATTTTTATCTAAAACAGAAACTTGTTCTTGTACATATTTATAAATTGTTCCCATAAATTAAACCTTAATATTTTTCAGAAATAATCTCAAAATCTTCCTCAGGAACTACCAAAGCTAAGTTATATTTATTAATAACATTTTCTGCTTCAGGAAAAATATAACAAAGTTTTTGTTTACCACTTTTATCTTGAACATTAATAACATTAGGATGATAATAACTACTATAAGAATAATTCTCATAACTATATCCCACAAACTTCCATTCATTAATAGAAGTATCAAAATTAGTATCTACAAAAAACGAAATGGGACTTGCACTCACACTACCATTTGGTTGTGGATAATGCCTAAAACCTACTGATTTATCTACATCAAGTTTATGTTTTCTTGTAAAAATACCTTTATCTGTATCTCCCCACCAATAACCATTATAAAAAATAAAAGCTTTATCAGGAGTATCATGCCAAAAATTTGTAATATACATGCCTCCATTATCTTTATCAATAGAATTAAAAATTTGAAATTTAAAAAAACCATTAAAAAAGAAATGATCAATAGGAGATGGGTTTCTTCGAGGAATAGTAAAACTAATACTATAATCTGTTATTAATAAATTAACTAAAAAATTACTATAAATTTTAGGTTGTGGATTATAAGGATGCACATTCATATTAATTTTGAATGTTTCACAATTAGTCCCATCACTAATTGCCCCTTCTTGTTCACATAAATCTTTGCTATTATCATAATTTTTACAAGGCATAAATTGTAAATATTGATTTTTATCATTACTATCATAATAATATTTAAAAATTATATGGGGATCATAATTTAAACCACTAACTTTATTTTTAACAACTAATAAACCAATTCCATTTCTACCCCATTTATCAGTTGCAGTTTGAGCATCTACAATTTCCCAAGCATCTGTTCTATAATTAAAAGCTTTATATAATTCATTTAAAATAGACCAATTCTCTTCAGGATTAGATACTATACCTTCCAAACCAATTGTCATATCCATACTTCTAAACCAAGTCAATTTCATTTTTTACTCCTCATTTAATTCTATAAGATAATTATAAGGCACTTTTATATGATTGTCTGGTATAACTATATGTTTTTTACCATCAATATAAACTTCTGTTTCTGGCTCAATATCAACAAAATTAATTAAATACAACCATTTTGGACTACCAAAGTTTATAATTTTCAAATTATCAGCAATATTTTTATATTTATTGACTTTAATAATAGAAATACTTTGATTATCATTTTTAATCTCTTGCCAATCTCCTGACAAAGCCCCGTCTTCTACATAATTATTAACCCAAGAAGTTCCATTCCAAAAACTTGTATTTTTACGATACATTAACCCAAACCTAAAATCGTTATTATTTACATCATAAGCATTATTTCCACCCCAACCTAAAGCAAAAGGCAAATCATAATTTCTATCTCCTTCTCCCCAACCAAAATAAAATATTTGATAAGTCGGATCATCAACAAGAGCTGGATCAAATTTTTTTAATACAATTAAAACATCAGTCCCATCAGTAACATACCAATATTTTTCAATCATCTCATCTTGTTTTCCCCAATGAAGTTTAGGCATATAAAAAGATATATTATCAATAAAAGGAATATTATAGCCTTGTCCATAACCATAACGATTCCACCTATCTATACTAATATCAAAACAATCAGAATTTAAAGATTGCAAATAATCCTCTATTTTACCTAACAATTCAATAGTATTATAAAAAATAAATTTATCTCCATTTAATTGTAAAAAACCATTTTTATTTATTTGCAAAATTATATTTTTAAGCAATCCTGTGTTATTTAAAATTGAAACATAAAAATCATTTAACTCTTTAGGAGGAAAACCATTTTTATCAAAACTTTTTATTTCTTCTTCAGTTAAAATTCTATTCCAAACATAATACCCACTTGTATAAATAGGAGAATCTATTTGTTTTCCAAATAATCCTTTAAAATTTTTCCACTTATCATTTTGTAAATTATCAACTACTTTTACTCCATCTATATATACACTTAATTTTCCTTCAGTATTATTAAGTGTAATTGCTAATGTTACAATACCCTTTCCTTTTACTATTTCCCCAATATTACATAACACTTCATCCTCAAAATACAACTTACCATCATTCAAATTTGTATAAATAGACACTGTCCTTTCGCTTGTATAATAATCAGATGTATAATTATAAATATACATTCTATTTATATGAGGACAAGAAGAGGCTTGACCCTTAATCAACTCAAAAAACTGACCTGTTAAAACAATAGTCACATCTGAACTTAATTTATGTGATGTTGGATTAATAGAATCACAATAAATTCTTACATTTCTATAAGGAGCTTGATTATTAGACCACATTTTACAAAATAAAAAATTACCTCCTCCTTGAAAAAAAACTTTATCTTTTTTCTTAGCAAACTTATAAATATTAGAATTATCTCCAATAGGACCAAAAGTCACATGATACCCATAACTTCCACCTATCCAAGCTTTATTACTTTCTAATGTATTTTCTAAATAATTTGCCAAAACTCTCATAGGTTTTGCACTACCTTTTTTAACATCAATAGTTACAATATCCCCATCTTGCCAAACTTTATCCCCTTGTCTAATTGTAAATTTAATTATTCCGTTATCATAAGGTTGGTCTATTTGTGCATCATCTTTAGCACCACTCACACTACCTGTTACTTTAAAAACATTGTTTGCTCCATCATATCTTAATTCCCAAGTTTCAGTTTGAACTGTATCAGGATTAAAAGCAATATTTTCAATATTTCCATTTCCTTGTGCTAATTCATAATTTGTTTCCATACTAATAGGATTACTTAAAAACTCTACTAAATTATCAATTGCTTCTCTAACTGTCTTTTTACATTCAACTCTATATGCCATTAATTTTCCTTTTATTAGAATGAATGATAATAATTTCTAACAAGTATATCGGACTTTTAGCGTCCGACAATATTTTTTATTATTTCTCTTCCACTTCTACTTGTCAAATATTCTTCAAACGCTTGTGGATCAACACTATTTAATATTACAATTTCTGGCGTTGGTGCAGTAACATTAACTTGAGGAGTTGTATTACCACTTTCTTTAATTGCTTTTACTTCTTCTTTACTTAAAACATATTCACCTTTTTGTAAAATTGCTGGAATTTCATCGTCTTTTAATCCTCCCATTTTTTTATTTGCTGTTTGTCTATCAACATAACCCCCTGTATGATACCTTTGTGCTTTTATAATTGCAACTCTTGCCATACCCGTAGCTATTGCTAAACTTGCCCCTACAATATTCAAAGGATAAGGTAGCTCAACCATTGCTTTTTGTGCTGAAGCATAAGTATCAATAATAGCTTGAGCAACTCTTATAGCTTTATAAACAGCCAACCATCTTTTTTGTTTAATTAAACCTTGTTGCATTAATTGGTCTAAAGCATTACCAAACATACCAAAATAGCTATTCATCATATTTAAACTTGTATTTAAACTATTTAATTCTAATTGTTTTCTTCTTTCAATCTCTGTTCTTATTATATCTGTTTTTAGTTGTTCCATTTGTCTTACATATTCAACTTCAGATATTTTACCAGCCTCTTTTGCTTGTTGTAGCTCTTGTTCTTTTGCTAAAATTAATGCTTTTTGCTTATCATAATACTCATTAATTAAATCTAATTGTTGTTGATAATTTTTATATGCTCCTATAAAACTACTTGTAAAACTATCTATATTCATACCAGAAAACTGATTTGTATTTATTGTTTCTTTAATTTTATCTAATTCAACTTGTTTATTTTTTATATAAGCACTAATATAATTAAAGTAGGCATCAATTTTTCTTTTATCGTTTTCTATATCGAAATTTACTATTTGTAATTTTTTTTGTGTTTCATACATTTTATTCAAAATCTCTAATTTAAAAGCAAAACCTTTATCGTTTAATGCTTTTGCCTCTTCATTTAATTGCCTTTCAATTACTAATAATTTTTGTTTTATTTGCATTTCTTTAATTTCTGCTTGTAATGTTTTTTTCTTATAACTTTCTTCTTTTTGATATAAACTTTTAATTTCACTTTCAAGTTGTTTTTTCTTATTTAATAGTTTTGTTCTTTGTTCTTCGTTTTTATAACCTGTTTTTATTAAAGATTTAATTTTATCTATTATTTCATAATACTCTTGTTCTTTTTTAATTCTTTCACTTGAAAATTGTTTATATAAATCATCAGCTCTTTTAATTTCTTTTTGAACTTCAATAAGTTCATTAACTATCGGTAATCGACCTGTTTTTTCTACATTTTTAGTATCTTGTATTAATTTAGCATAAGCATTAGTAAGTTTTGTTATTTCATTCTCTATATCTCCAAAATCTTTTAAGTTGAAAATATTTTTAATTTGATAATCTTGAAATTTTACAGGCAAAGGTTTTTGACTTAATTTTGGATATATTGCATTTAAAGCACTCATTTTCGCTTTTAAAAGACCCTCTAAATTAGAAAAATCTTTATCAAGCCCTTCTAAATATGCTTTTAATGCTTTATAAGTATTTTTATCTAAACTATCTTTAAATTTATCTATTAACAATTTTAATTTCATAAATTCGGCTTCTAATTTAACAACATCTTTAGGGTTTGTAGCGTTTGCCAACATAATTCTAAATTTTTTAAGCTCTTCTCCTATTCCTTCTGGCAAAACATCAATATCAATTTTAGCTTGTTTAAAACTAATATCCATACTTTTTATTAAACCTCTTATTGTGCTTTTAAATGATTCATCAATTTGAGCTGTTAAATTTTTAACTAAATCCTCTACATCCAACCCTTGATTAACAAAAAATCTAATTTTTTCAGCAAGTTGATTAAAGCGTGATACTTCTTCGTTAGTTACTATTTTTATTAATCCTTCTTTAGTTTCATTTTTCATTTCTTTAACATTTGACATAAATTCTTTTTTAAAAGCTTTTAATTTTCTGTCTAAATCTTCAATAGGATTTGTATCAAGTTTTAATAGATTAAAACTTTTATTTAATTTTTCAATTTCTTTATTTAATTTTTCACTTTCAGTAACTCCTGTTTTTAAGTTTTCTACCCAAGTAACATTGCCTTTAAAATTTGCTACATTTGGGACTTCCTCTTTATAAGGAGCAAAAACGCTTACAGGTTTACTCATATTATTTTTAGGTTTATAATTAGAAAACTCTTTTAATTTTTCTAATTGTAATTCAATACTTTTTATTTGTTTTTCAAGTTCTTTTGAGTTAGTTTTTAAATATTCAGCCTTTAATCTTTCTAATTTGGCACTTAATAATTGATATTCTACATATTTTTGAGCCTTATCAATTTCTTCTTGTTTTTGTTTTACAATTTCCTCTTGGTTTTTTATTATTCTTTTATAAGTTTCAAGTTGTTTTTCTATCTTGTTTAATTGATAAGTTAGTTGTTTAACTCTTTCTTTATCATTATCTACTAATGCTTCTGCTAATTGTTTTTTTAATTGTTGTTTTTTTGCTATTAACATATCATAATGAGAAATTAAATTGTTTAATTTTTGTTGTTGTGCTAACAAACCATTAGTCTTAGCCAACTCCTCATTGACATTTTTAATAGTAAAAAACAATTTAGTAAAAATAGTTACCGCACCAACAGCTAAAGCCACAAAAGGATTTCTTACAATTAAAGTTACTATAAACTCTAATGCACTTCCAATTTTTTTAATTATGCCTAAAAACCCAAGACCAGCTATACTTGCTCCAGCTAATGCCTCTTTTAAAAACCTTAGCCCTTTGAATGCATACCAACCAGCAACAATAGCACTTATACTTTTAATTATCATCCATATATTACTCAAATCTCTTTGAATTTGTGGTAATGCATTATTTATGGCATTTAACCACTCAATAGTTTTATTTACTATATTTTCTAATATAGGCAAAGCATTTTGCATTAAACCATTAAAAGCCAAACCAAGACTATTTTTTAATCTCTCCCATTTTCCTATATAAGTATCAAGCATAATATTTGCTTTATCTAACTCTCCACTAACTCCTTCATTCAAAATCCTCAATTGCTCTAAAATTGAATCAGCATTATTTCTTATAGCACTCAAAGTTTGTCTTGCCAAAACTTCCATGCCACCAACAGCTTCTTGAAATTCTTGGTTGCTCATATTTTTCAATCTTTTAACAAGCCATACCATCATGCGTTCACTATCTTCTGCACTTTTACTAACTTGTTGTGCGAACAATTGTTGGTTAATTCCAAGACTTCTAAAAAATTGTCTAACCGCATTAGAATTATCTTGTAAAATAGTTCCTAATCTTCTTATACTTGTACCAATTGTTGATGCCTCAAAACCTGCGTTTGAAAAAGCAATCGCCAAAGCCTCAATAAAGTGTCTTGTAATATTAGCACTTTTAGCGGTTGCTAAAGCATAGTTAGAAAATACATTAATGTCTTCTGTTGATAACTTACTTGCATTTGCCACATAAGTCAATTCATCAGCTAATTGTTTAATACTAACTCCAGCTTTATTATAGTTATGAATATAAGTAATCAAAGCATTAGCCGTTGTTTCAAATTGGTCTCCTGTTAATTTTGACATTTTAATTACATATTCAGTAACCTCAACTAACTTATCACTTTCTATCCCAGCCCTACCAAGAGCCATTGCTATTTCGTTAATCGCTTTTATATCCCCTCCATAAGCAATACCAAGTCTTACTAATCTTTCTTCTAATTGTTTTGCTTTATTTGCACTAATACCAAAAACGGCACTCATTTTACCAACAGCCTCATTCATTTGAACTATAAAACCAAAACCTCTTTGAATTACATTTATAACTTCATAAATACTCATATATAACGCACTATAACCTAATGCCATTTTAGTAATATGTTTAACAAATTTAGTAAATGAAGTTTCTTGTAATTTTGCTTTTATTTTAGCCAAAGATAAATCAAGTTTATTTAATTGTCTTATTGATTCATCAGCACTTTTTTTGATATTTCCAAAAATATTAGTATTAAAAATTCCTGTCTTTAAACTAATTTTTAATTGGTCTTGAGCTTTTGATAATTCTTCTAATTTTTTAATATATTGTTCTATTAATTTTTGTGCCTCTTTAATATCTTTTTCGTTTGCAAATCCCTTTCTACTACTAATTTGAATTTGTAAATTTTGAATGATTTTCATATATCTATTTCTAATTCTTTCTATTTCTTTAATAAATTTGTTGGCATCTTTATATAAACCATCAAACAATTTTATTTCTTGAAAATTTGCTTTTTTAATTGAATTCATAAATTTATCAAAAGCATTTCTATCAGAAAACAAAACCTCTCTTAAATTCTTAGAACTTACTACAATAGCATTCAATCTTTTTTCAAAATCTTTTAAAGCCGAAACATCTCCTGTTTTTTTAACTTCGTTGCTTAGTGCTTTAAATTCATTAATTAAATCTTTTACTACATCTCTTGGAACTCCATAACCGCTTAAAACATTTAAAGTCTCTTTCAAAATTTTCAATCTTTTTTCGACTTCTGATAAATTCTTGGTTTCTCTTTTTAACTCTCTCATATCTTTTAACAACAAACCTAAATATGTTGTTTTACCTAAACTTTTACTTTCTTTCGCTAATTTCTCAAAATCTTGTTCTAACTTTCTTAAAACAATCTCATTTACTCCAAGTTGTTTTAACTCATTTTTTAATCTTTCAAATGTATCATACGCCTTAACTAAACCTAAACTATTATTAACTAATTGTTTAATTTCTTTGTTTAATAAAGCTAATGGTTGACTATTACCTGTTTTAACAGCTAAATCGTATAATTTTTTTATTTCATTTCCATATTGTGCTATCTTATTACTATCTATAAAAGGCAATCTACTTGCTTTATGAATATTTTCCAAAGCTTGTAAATAAAGATTACTATACTTTTGGGCGTTTGAAAATGCTTTTTGTGCCTCAATTTTAAATTTTTCTAATTCAGTTTCTAATTTATTAAAAATGTTAGCATCTTTTAATTTTATGCCTTCTTTAAATAATTCATCAATTTTTTGTTTTAATTTTTTTATTTCTTCTTCACTTTTACCTAAAACTCTTAAATCAAATAAACTTGACATTAAATTTTTTCTTTTTTCTACTAAAGCACTAAATGTTTGATACTCTTTTTCAAGTTCATTTAATCTTTCATTTAACTTATCAATAGGATATTTAGCATTTTGAATAGCTTTTCTAAAACTATCAAGAGGTTTAACAAGTTCTTTTTCTAAATTACTATCTAACTTAAAATCTTTAATTTCTTTTAATTTTGTTTTATAAAAGTTCAAAGCATTTATTCTATCTTCAAGAGCTTTATTAAATAAAACTAAATTACCTATTTTTTGTTCTTTTTCTTTAATTGCTAAAAGATTTTTATACTCATTTTCTAAATCTTTTATTAAAACTTTACTTCTTGTATATGTTTTTAAGTTTTCTAAATTAGCTTGAATAAGAGCTTTAATTCCTTTTTCAGTTTGCCCTATTGTTTGTTTTAAAATGTTATAGTCATTTACAACATTTCCAACAAGTTTAGTAATATCAAAAAATTCTTTTCTAACTCTATCTAAATCTTTTGGAGTTACTTTGACTTCTTGTAATGTTTTTATTTTATTTCTAAAACTTAAAATCTTTTGATTTATTTTATCAATTTCTTTATTTAAAACATTAAATCTATTTATAAAAGAAGGTTTTAATTCTAAACTTTCAATAGCTTTTTTTAAATTAATAAGCTCATTATCAAGACTTTTTATAATATCTTCTATACTTTTTATACCAACTTGTTTAAATTCAATTAAAATCTCAGCTTTATTATTTCTATAAGCCATATAAAATCCTTTTGAAACTTATTGTTACTAATAGATATATCAGAAGGGATAGAATTTTAAAAGAAAGAAAGAAAAAGAAATTTGATTAGGATATAAAAAAATTCTTTAAGGCTTCGGACAGTTTTAAAGTTCCCTAAAATTCGACATTTTAAACTTTTTTTATAAAAAATACTTTATAAAAATCGTCAAAACTCTTGTATAAAATTTTTTACAAAATATAAAAACTTTAAACCCCAACAAAAGAATGATTTATAAAAACAATCAATTGGTCTTGATCGGTTACATTAAAAGAAGAATCAAATAAAAAATGATTTAGAGCAACTGTTGGAGAATTAGGGTCATCAACTAAAGCACCTTCAGAAACATTATCGGCAACAACTTCACCAACATCATAAGTTATTCTATAAGTTATAACATTTTCTCCACCATTTGTATTACCTTCGTCAGTATAATTTCTTTGTGGAAAACCAGCATCTACTTTTCTTGCACTTGGGTCTATATAAGCATTAACATCTGTATCATCTTTAGTAGGATTGTCTGTTCCTGTCCCAAGCCTCAAGTATAAAGTATCAAGAGAACTTGCCTCATTCATTATCTTTTTAGCATAATGAATATCTCCAGCGTTTGTTACTATATTATGCCCTTTTATTATTCTTTCTTTACCTGTTTTTTTGTTAATTATTTTTACTAAAATGTTATCTTTTACAACTCCTTTAATTAGCATTTTATCTCCTTAAAAATTCATTTCTTTATTTTTTTGTAATTCTTTTAACTCTTCTTGTTGTATTTTATCGTATAATTTAACACTTGCTAAATAAAAAAATTTTGTTTGGTCATACAAACCGCCCTCATCAGGTAAAAAGCCTTTTTCATAAGCATTATAACATTCAATAGCCTCACTTATTAAATCTTTGTTTATATCATAAATAGGACAATAAGTATAAACTTTATTTCCAACATTAATTCTAAAATCTTTTCTTTTTTCTTTTTCGCCTCTAAAACCGCAATTCCTTACTCTATCAAGTCCTTTTTTTCTACAATAATCACAATTCCAAGTTTTTGATTTAAACTTACTATCAAAATATATATCAATACTATCATATAAGCTATTTAATTCATCTAAAGTAACATCACTTTTCTTTAAAATAAATTCTCCAGCTTCTCTAATAGTCTCTGAAGTTAAAGAAGAAAAATTAAGAATTTCTCCTTTATTATTTTCAATTCTAACAATAGAAAACCTTAAAGCATGATAATATGCTTTTAAAATTTCACCATTTATAATATAAGGCTCTAATGAATTTAATTCTCTATAAGATAAAGTTTTTAAAACTAATTCTAAATTAGGTTGAGAAGAGGGAGTTAAAAAATGATAAACCTTATGACTTCTAATATTTTGCATTTCACTATTCTTGTCCTAAATAAATTTTTGCATTTTCTGGGTCTTTTGAAATACCTACAATAACATTGCCAATTTCAGTAATAAGACTAATAGGTAATAAATTTAAAATCTCATCTTCTACACCATAAATATTTTTCTTAATTTGAATTTCTTTATTGTTTTCATCTAAAAAATTAGACCAATCTACAATACCTTTTTTACAAACCTCCCAATGATAAGTACCTGTTGCAATACTAATGCTTTCATCTTTATTCATTTTTATCATTTTATCTTCAATTTCAATTAATTCTTTAGAAGTCAAAGGTCTTATTTCAACTGTAAAAGGGTCTTTTTCACCTCTTTCCATGATTGGAATATATTTGTAAGTTATATTTCTTTGTTCTTTATTAATTTTAATTGCCATAATTTATCCTTTTTATTGATTTTTAATTGATAAAGCACACAAAATTATTTGTGTGCTAAATAAAGTGCCTCGCCTAAAACAGGATGTTCATAAGCCTCAAATTCAAGTTTATTTGCAAGAACTCCATCATCATCTTCTACACTAACACTTGTATATTTGATATAAGGCAACCAAATTGCAAATTTATGTTTTTGTGATTCATCGTCTGTTTCAGTTCTCATTTCAAGGAAAAATTCTGCTGTTTGATTGTTTTTAAATTTATTTAATTCATCCCAATTTTCAAAAGTAACAGTCATTGTTCCTTTAATTGTTTTTTTAGTAATAATTTTTTTCATAATACCTGAAGAAGTAATTGCCTCTCTATCAGATACTTGATTTTCAATTGTTATTTCTACATCTTTTCCTTCATAAGTTTTACCGTCAACTGTAAGAATTGCATTTTTTCCTACATAAGGAATAGTTGTTAAATATTTATTTGAAAGTAAAGGCTCATTTTCCGCTGTCTCAAAAGAACTTGCTCCTAAATCAATTGACAATGTTGCAATATCAGCAACAGGAAAACTAAATTTAACTGAATTAGGCACAGCACCTTTTAATGTCAAACTTCTACTATCAGTATCATCACAACCATACATCAATTTAACAGCTAATGACTGTTCTTCTCCACAAGGTTTAGCTAATTTATAAAGAACAGCATCACCTACCTCACCAGCTTTAACTTCATAAATTTTATACGCAACATGTGAAACTACATCAATTGTAAATTTATCTCCTACCGCAAAATTTGTTGAGCCACTTTCGATTTTAAATTTAATTATTCCATTATCATAATCTTTGCCTGTAATTGCATCTTCTTTAGCACCACTTACACTACCTGTTACGCTCCAAACCTCTTCGCCTGCAGTATCAGCGTTAGTACATTCAATAGTCCATGTTTCAGTTTTAATAGTATCTTCGTTGTAACCAAAATTTGTTAAATTACCATCTCCTGTATTTCCACTATCAGCGGTAATAGTGCTTTCTACTTGAGGGGCGGCATCTGCTCTAATTATAGCACCTGTCCCTAATCCTGCTTCTTCTCTAATTCCAAGTGCTACTTCAAGAACTACATTACCAGCTAAATCATTACTACCATTTCCAAGCGGTATCAATTCAAAAGCAAGAGTACCACTACCAAATTCTTTACCTGGTAATGCTGGAGCTGTAATGTAAGAATTTCTTACAACTTTTCTTTCAATAACATCAATTTCTGGTTTCAATGCACTATCAGAAGTTACTTCTACTACATCGTCGTCTGTAAAAGTTCCTCCTTTATTAAATTCTTTTTCTTTAATAACTGCATATAATGTAGATAGTGTCTTATAAGCCATTCTCTTATCCTTTCTAAAGTATTCTTACTTTATTTATATCGGATTACTATATTCTTTTTATATACCTAACTTCTATATCTATTTTCGCAATAGCATAAGGATGAACTACACCACCTTCTCTTTTCATACTACTTACTGTCATATCTACAACCCCCATAGGTTGCCATCTAATTTCTTCAACAACCTCATACACAACATCTATCAAATCACTTAAAATATCTTCATATTGATTTCTTGCTTGTTTATTAAAAACATAAACACTTATATTACCAACATAATATGCCTTATTATTAGTTAAATTATCTCTTTCTTTTTCTTCACTTTCATACATAACACTAACAGCGGGAAATCTATCAATTTGTGTCCATAAAGGCACAATATTTTTATAAAGCTTTACAAAAGCTTTTTTATTTTGTAAACCTTCTAATATTTTTTCAACAATTTTCTTTCTCATAACACTAAACCTTTTGTAATTTCAATTAATAAAATCAACATAATAATTATATAATAGATTCCTACACTTTTTTGTATAATCATACTATTTCCTTTGTTTCTTTTAGTAATAATTCAAATAAATCATTAACCGATATTATACCATCTCTCCCTTTATCAAATAAAACATCATACATCCAATCTTTCCAAGCTGGAACTTTTCCATCAGCTCTTTTAGGTTTTGCCATATCTGTAAACTTAGCATAAGGAACGCCTATTTCAGCCCAACTATATATTATAAAATCTTGTCCTTTTTTATAAGCATCGACTTTTGTTTTTATACTTTCTAATTGTTGTCCACTTACCTTATAAGTAAATCTACGATTAGCGGGTCTCCTTTTGTGTAAATATTTTAAAGGAATAGGCGTTCCTAATGCTTTTTTTATTGCTTTTTCCCAAGCTTTTAAATCTTTATCAAGTTTTTTTGCTAAAAACTCTAACTTATGAATACTTAAAAAAGGAAGTTCTTTTTTTAAAACTTTCCAAGTTTCCCCAATTGATTTTTTAATTTTAACTTTCGCAATCATAATCTAAACATCCTAAAAGAACTTAGTAAATTTTCTATCATAGGAGGAATATCATCAATTACTTTTATTTGCTCTCTAATTCCCGTGGACATTGAAACAATACTATCTGTGTCTTTCATAACATCATTATAAACTTTTTTACCTAACATACATAAACCAGAAATCAAACCTTCAGGAACTAAATCAATATCATTATAACCTACTTTATACTCAATTCTCATGATTTGATTGTCAGCAATTGTAAATAAAGGAGGTAAATAAATTCGATTGTTTTCTCCAACTTCAAACTCAATTAAAGTGCTACTATCAATACTTTCTCCATCTATTTTAACATCAACTAATTCCGTTACAATACCTTTTTTAGTATAAATTGAATTTCCATAGATTTTATTTACTCTTTCTACTAAATCTCTCTCATAAATAGCAACATTATAATAATCGTAAATATAACTTTCACTAATATCTAAGATTTCTAATAAAAGATCATCAATTTCGTTATCTTGAACATCTAAAATACTTTTAAATTTAACTAATAAGTCGTCTTTTAAAGCCATAATTTATCCTTTTATAAAACTAAGCGTTTTAATCCAAATATTATTTATTTTCTCTTTTAGACTCTGTTTTTCTTTTCCTCGTTTTACTTTTGTTATATAATTCGTCTGTATCTTTTTCTTTATGAAGGGACTCCTTTTTAGAGTTTTTAGAAGTATCTTTAATTTTTTCTATTAAAACAAATTCTTTTGGAAAAGTATTTAAAAGATAATCTCCTAACTCTTTATCTACAACATATAATCCATCATATTTATAAGGACTAAATAAAATTCCTCTTACCATAATTCCATTACCGATAACTTTAATTTTATATTTCATTTTAAACTCCTATAATAAGTATTTTATTATATATCAGTTTTATATCTTATTTATTAATAGCTCTACCTATACAAATTTACAATGAAAAATAAAACTAAAACAACGAATTAATGGGAAATTTTAAAGATTTTGGATAGGATATAAAAATTTTCTTTAAGGCTTCGGACAGTTTTTAGAGAATAATGTAAAAAGAAAAATCACTCATTAGGAGTGATTTTAATTAGAAGCTACATTAACGATTGCTGATACAGGAGTAGAATTTACACAAAGTTTTTTGAAGTCAATATCTCTATATCCAACATAGAGAGTTGTTGAACTTACTGCTTTTCTTTCTGTTTCAATTCCAATGTTTCCTCTATCGGCAACACCAAAGTATGCTTTATTAACAAGAAGAACTGCTGTTTTATCTCCACTTGTTTCATCTACATCCCCATTTGCATCAAGATTATCAGGGATATATTCTGTTACTATGATAGGCATACCAAATAGTTTTCCAATTTCACCTACCATAATAGTTGCTTTAGCACCATATTTATCAACAGTCAAAACTTCTGGCAATTCAAGCATTTGATATGCTACATTTACAGGTGCTACAATTGCAAGGTCGCCCAAATTAATTCCATAAACTCCAAGTAATCTTCTTGCTTGAGCGATTAATGATGCCGTTACAGGGTTTCCTCCAGCATCAACTTTATTACCAGCATCTTTTGCATACTTCAAAAGTCCATCAAATGCTTTTTTAACATCATTAACATCACTAATAGAAGTATCTCCCATCACAAGTGCTTCTTCTGTTGCTCTTGCAAGTGATTTTACAAGCTCTTGTCTAACAAGTTGTGTAATTGCTGTTACCATTTCTTGGTCTGCTTGGTCTGTTACAGCAAGTAATGTCTTAAATCTTGAAGTTGCAAAACTAATTTTTGCACCATTAATAGCACTTTCAATAGCATCCTCACCTGGAGCAATTAAATATGCTTTTGCTTTATCTGTTTTTGCTGGAATAGAAAATGTACTTCTATTTTCTGGCATTTTAAATCTTTGGAATAGCCCTTCAACTTTAAGGTCAAGTTCAAGTTCTTCCATTACTTTATTTGAAAATTCCTCAGCTAACCAACTTGCAATATCTGATGGTTTAATTGCTTTTTCAATAATAGGTGCGATTTCTTTAAATTCAGCAAAACTATCAACAGGTCTGCCAAGAAGTTTAGATTTAATGTGCAAATCAACTGCTTTTTCTTTTGCCTTTGCAACTTCTTTATCATTAATAGATTTTTCTTCAAATTTTGTTTTTCTTTCAGTCCATTTATCTTCAAATTCTTTTTTAAGCTCTTCTACTTTTTTTTGTGCTTCAGTTTTAGTGCTGTCAAGCTCCTTTTTAAGTTCTTCTACTTGTTTTTGTAATGTAGAAATTACTTCAATTCCCATAACCATTTCCTTTCGATGTTATTTTACAAAAGTTATATCGGAAAGTTGTAATTTGTTTTATTATCAGCAAATTTTTTATTGTATTCTAAAATTTGTTTGTTTAAAAAATCGTTGATTTTTTTCAAGTCTTCGCGTTCTTTAACACAAATTTTATAACGATTTAAAAGTTCTTCAAATTCTTCTTTAGGAATTTCAATCATTTCCCTCTTCATTTTTTACCTTTATATGTAATATGATAGGTTTAGTTTTTGTTATATTATAATCATAACTTTGTAATTTAGGACAATTTGTTTTTAAATAAACATATTTTATTTTTTCTTTACAGGCACAACCATTAAGGAATAGTGATGTTAATATCACGCTCAATAGTAATGTTTTTTTCATTTTTAGTTCCTTCAATTTGTTTTGCAACATTTAATTTTTCTTCTAAAGTATTTCTTTCAAAATTTACAACTTTTAAAGTGTTTTTAATTTTTAAAAGAGTTTGTTTTAAATTATTGTTTTCAAGTTCTAAATTTTTAATTGTAGTTTCTTGTTTTTGTATTGTCTTTTTAAGTTCTTTTTCATTCAATTTTATTTGAATAAAAATAACACTAAAAGCAATTAACATAATTGCCAATAAAAAGCCAAAAATTTTATTTTTTAATAAATTAAACATTTTCTTCATCCTTACTTTTTGATTTTTCATAAGTCCTACCAGCAATCCATGCAACAGGAATACCAACAGCAATTGCAGTCCATAAATCAATAAAAGCTTTATCTAAAGAAATAATTTTAAATCCACTTAATAAGGTTATTAAAGAAGTAAAAAAGAGAACATACCACGCCATTGAAGGTCGTGATAAATTTTTAAACAAATCAATTTTGTTCATCTTTTTGTAGATATTCCGCAAGTTTTTCGTTTATAATTTTTTCAAGCTCACCATAAACATTTAAAAGATAATCAAGTCCTTCAACATCATTTGCCTTTTTCTTTAAAAAGGCTAATAAATCAAATTGTTCTTCTTTATTATCATCATGTAGTTCTTTTTTATTTTCTATCTCTTGTTCTTTTTTTACACCATTATCATCTCTATCTTGGAAATAATTTTTCATAAATGCAAGTAATTTTGCAACTTCACTTCTACCTATAATAAAATCATAAACATTTCCATCATTTTTTACATATCTTCTAATTCTATAACCTAATGGCGGGTTTGGATAAGCTGTTAATACACTTTCACTTGTAACATTTACAATAAGCTCTCCTTCATCTCCGCCTTGAACTTGGTCTCCTACTTTTAAATTTTGACTTGATTCTATAATTTGATTTACTTTATCTTTTCCAAGATTTGTTGTTCCTCCTCTTTTTGCTTTTGTTTGCATATCTACTACCTCCTTAATTTCAGAATAAATTTTTTCAACTTGTGCTTCAAATTCCTTAACCATTTCTTCCAATTCTTGTGGTATTTCCTCAATTAAGTTTTGTCTTTTCATTTCTCTATAATGCTTTAATAAATGCCTACTTGCATCTCTTTTTTCTACAACACTAATATTAGGATCATTTCTTGCTCCTCTTAGTGCTTGATAAGCACTTATAACACCATTTTTATTAACAACTAAATCTTCACCTTGTAATTCATGATGAGGAAATTTCCAAGTACTCCTTTTTTCAATATCACCTACAACTAAATAACACTCTTTAATATAACTCTCTTTACCTAATTCTGCTAATTTTTGTCCTAAAGCTGTTTTATCAACTTCAGACCAAGCTTTAGTGCTAATTACATTGTTTTTTATTGCTTTTTCTTTACTCATTTCCATAAATCCTTTCTTAGTTAAATTTTGTCTTGTTGCCAACAAACATATTCCTCTTTCACAAGGACTACTTTCTAAGACCGTAAATAAACTATCTTGGTTATCAGGAATAGATACAATACTTACTTCATAAAGCTCGATTTTAGTCCAATACCATACACCATCAATTTCTTTATAATCAAGACCTCTAAAACCTATCGAAAAAGCTTTTAAAATACCTTCTTTAATAGCTAAAAAAACTTTTGGATTTAACGCTTTATAAACAATTGCTTCAATTTCAAGACCTTTTTGCGTTAAATTAATATTAATTACTTTTCCTACTACATCTAAAGGATTGTGTTGATAGAGTAATACAGGATTTTTCATAAAATTAGTTAAATCATAACTTTCTGGTAATACGCTTTCTTCACTTCTATCTACTATTAAATTGCCATTATCATCAAGATAGCGATTTGCAAAACCTTTAATTAATATTTTTTCATCATCATTAACTTCAGTTGAAAATTCTTTTACAATTAAATTAAAAGTTTTATCCATAAATTCTCCTTTAGAACTTCTTTAAGATTATATCGGCTAAACTTTTAAATCAGGATCGCCTCCTAAAGGGTCTGTACTTCCTACACTACTTGGTTTATTATTTTGGCTTTCAGAATTATCAGTATTATTTTCTGAATTATTTTTACTCATAGCAACTAAATCTTGGAAGAATTGAGCTTCGCTACCTGTTAAGAAAGCAGGGACAATATTTTTATCTGCACCATCAAAATCCATTTCTGGTAAATCAACTAAATTTCTTGCTTCATTTAATGTGGCAAGTCCTGTTGCAAACAATGTTCTCGCACTATCAGCTTTTACATCAAGAGCCGTATCAAGTTCTGTAATTCTTCCAAAATCAAATTCAAAATGATACTTACCATAACCAAATTGTTTTCCTAAAAACAAATTAATTTGGTCTTGTATTCTATATAAATAAGGTCTTACAGCGGTATTAAATACAACTTTCATTAATTCTTGTGGTTTTCCAGCACTACTTGACTCACCTCCTAAAACAAGTGCATTTAATTTAAAAACTCTTAAAACTCTTTTTTCACTTATATTTATACTATCTAAAAGCATTGCATCTTTAGGGCTTGCTTGAACTGTCTTATAATCCATTTTGGCTGGTAAAACAGCTATACCTCTTCTTTCACTACCACCTTTTCCATATAAAGCATTAAATTGTTCTCTTAATTCTTCTATTTGTTGAGGAGTTAGAGCGTATTCTGCTTTTAAAATACCAGCTAAAATTACACTTCCTTCATAAAATTCTTTTAAACTTTCAATGGCATCTTTTTCTAATGTTAAAGTATCAAGTAAAGGGGCTACACTTGGTAGCCCATAATAAGCATTATTTAAAGTTGGATTTACAATCCAAATAAGTTCATTTTCTTTATAAGCAATTTTATCATTATAAATATAACCTTTAATAAATTTAGTCGCATCGGGCACTACTTTAACATTGTGAGGTTGAGTTAAAAACCAAGTTTCATAACTTCCTTTTACATTTTCAAAAGTTAAAGGAGCTACACCAGAGAGTAATAAACCTTGAATTGCAAGTTCAATTATTGTCCCCCAAGACCAAAACGGATTTGGTCTGTATTCCCATTCTCTTAATTTTTTGTCCTTAACAGGTAGTTTTTTACCAGATTTATCTAACTGATATAATCTTGGGACGGCTTGTCCTCCAGCTTTTGCTATATAATCAACAGCACTAAAAACAAGCTCACTTGTATGAAAAGAATTTTCCATAGCACTTGTAGCTAAAATACCATTTCCATCTTTATAATCTTCAAAAATTTTTTTATTTGCTTTTGTAGCTTTGGTATTCATATATATTAATGTTTCTTTTTTTGTCTGAGGTTGTTTTTTAAAAAGATCAAAAAAACCCATCTATTTTCCTTTTTAATTATTATTACATAACATATATCAGTTTTAATAAAAACATAAAAAATAAAGGAGAGAAAAATGAAACCTAATTTTAAGGGGAGGACATTCAATTGAGCTTTATTTAAAAATAAAGCTCAATTGAACACCCACATCAGGTGTTCTAAATTTAACACCCACTTCAGGTGTTATAAATTGAACACCCACATCAGGTGTTCTACTATTATATCGGAAATTATACAACCCGTGTTGAAATGTAAATTCCTTTATAAGTTTTTTTACTCAAAGTTGGGTCGGTAGTAAACAAAGGAAAATGTCTAATGCTTACTGTTTCTTTAAAAAACTCACTAAAATAAACTTTACCATCAGAAGTTTCTTGTCTAAATCTAAATTTTAATTGATTTACTCTCCCCCATTGTGGGTTAGAGCCAGAAAAGTCAAGAGTTATTTTATTGTTAGTAAATTTATTTAATGGATAATAAGTGCTTCTTCTTGATCTTGACATATTTCCTGTGTTACCACTATTGTTAAAATTAGTAACTTTATCATAACCCCACATTTCAAGAATTAAGTTTTCAGGAAAAGTTTGATTAAAGACAAAACCACCAATTGAAATGGTATTGAAAAATTTTTTATTTAATTGCATTGTTTCATTTCCATCAAATTGTTTATAAGTTACAGTCCAATCAGTAGGGTCGTCATTATTCATAACAGCATCTTCTAAATACATATATTGTTTTGTATTATCCCACATAGTAATCGGTATCATTGCATTTCTTGCTTTTACTCTTGTAGTACCCTCATACCTATCCAATCTTATATTATACATTCCTCCAAATTTAATTGGCTCTTTATAAACAATTTTAATTGTTCCAGCTGGATTACCATTAGGAAAACTTAAATGTTGTGTATAACCAGCTGGATTTATATATTGTTTTCCAAATTCCCAATCATCAAACAAAGTATCATTAATATATACTTTTACTAAATTTTTATTTGGAAAAATTAATTGTCTTAACCACAATAGTTTTTGAGGCGAAATGTTATCCGTATGAGAATACATAATTATTTGATTTTCTCTAACATTACTACCTCCAAAAGGAACTAAATAGCCTTTTGAAATTGCATCATCTACATTGCTTGTAGCTACCGAATTATTTGCTACAACATAATAATCGTAACTACCAGAATCTACAATAACCAATTGATTTAATTCATAATTCTGTAATATAATCACATCTGTTGGCTTTAATACAGGTATTTTATAATGAGTATAAACTTGCATTTTTCCTCCTTTAAATAATTTTCATAAGTTTGTAATCACCTACAAACTTATTTTCACTATCAGATGCATCTATTGTAAATACAGGAAAAGTCCTGACACTAACTACACTTGAAAGCCAACGACTAAACAAAACATTACCACTTTCATCTGTTTTACCTAATCTAAAATGATAAATACCATTTTTATCAAGATTAGAAATTTTATTAATAGTAAATTTACCAATAGGTATTAATCTTCCTTGTGCCTCCATGTTATTTGGGATATGTTTTGTATTTGGGGATTTACTATCGCTTTTCCATACTTCTATCCAAAAACCATCTGGTAATGTTTCTTCTTTCGGAAATTCTGCTATATAAGCAAAATTAGGACTTGCTTTTTCTACTATAATTTTAATATCTGGGTTATCAATTCTAATATATTTACAAGAATAGCGTTTATAACCTAATTCTTCCCCAAGTATGCTTACTTCTTTTAAATAAAATTTATTACCATGGCTATCTGTAATAAATTTAGTTATCATTTTTGGTCTTGAAGTTATTTGTAAAGAGCCTTCTTTTCTATATAATACAAGTTTATAATCGCCCAAATTTATAGGCTCTAAATATTCAATTTTAATTTCATCATCGCTATTTAATGTAGTGTTGAATTTTAAATGAGTTGTATAATCAGGATTTAAACTTTGGACTTGATTGCCAAAATCCCAATCTTCATATTCTACTCCATTAACCCAAACTTTAAATAAATTTTTGTTTTTAAAAACATAGCGTTTTAAAAACAACAAGTTTTTACCAGAAATATCTTTTCCTTTTCTATAAATAAAAACACGATTAGTTGTATCACTACTATCGTTAAAGCTAAACAATTCTCCCGTGTTAATATCAATACCTATTACATAAGCATTTTCTGGTTTTGGTTTTGGGGTCTTTGCATAAGAATAAAAAATAGGATTTTTCATTTTAAAATCAAAAGCATCTTTTGTTACTGAGAAATAAGGTTTAATTGATGCAAAATCATTTCCTAAAGCAATATCATATTGTGCTTGGTCTCCATAAGCTCCAACTACTAATTGCTTATCACTAAGATTACCTCCTTTACCAGCCAAATAAGCTTGATAAAAACTTGTTGGATACATTGTTAAAAAAACTTGGTCTTTATAAGGGTCAGCAGAGGTAGAAGCCGTAAATCCAGCCCCAGCATAATTATCAGAATTATTTTCATTTGTTACATTTATTTCAACAATACCATAAACATTTCTTTTTATAGCAATGCGTTGGACATCATCCGCCGTTTGATTGTTAGGTTGTAATTGTTTTCCAATTCCTGTATCTGATTCAGTTTTTTCCCAATAAGTTTTTTTATCAATAATATCACAGATATCTTTTGGCGTGTATCTTCTAACTTCATCAACAGCACAAGGATTTTGTTTTTCAACTTCAGTTATTTTATGAATTTGAACGCCAAGATAAAACCATTTTGGATTACCATCCTCGTCTTTCCTTGCTTCATACAAACCAGCTTTCTTTCTATTAAATAAAGTCCAAGTTCCTGTTGCTTTTTGAACTAACCATTGCTCCCCTAAATGGTCGGCTGGGTCAGGTAAATCAGCAAAAGTTTCAACTTCGCCTTCCCAACCATCAAAACTTGAACTACCTCCTCCTAAACTAACTTCAACCCAACTTATCAAATCATCTTGTAATTGCCAAAATTTTCCATCTTCTTGACAATAAACTACCATTCCTGATTTTCTTCTTAAATCAGGAATGTTATCTCTCTCTTCAATAGTAGCTACAACACGAAAACCACCTTCTAAATGAGTATCTTCAACTAAAGGATATTCTCCTCCACCTGTATCAAATTTTCCTGTTATTTTAATCCCCATTTAAAAACTCCTTAACTGATAGTGCTATCTAACGGACTACCTTGTTGATAAGTAGTTCGTAATGCTTTATATTCAATTGTAACACCATAATCATTTGTTATATTTATATTATCTAAATAAGTAAAATCCACGGCAAAACCCGATTCATTGTCACGCCAATCATTAATATTTCCCCATTCAGCTGGATAAAAAACAAAATAATATCTCAATTCACCATGATTATCAAAATTATATTTTCCTGAATACCCACTTTTTAAAGCACTATTCTCAAGTGCTTTAATTTCTTCCGCAGTTAAAGTTTCTTTTACCGAAGTTCCCCAATAAACTCTTGCTCTCCAATAAACACGAAAATCTCTACTAAATGTTTGTTCTTTTGTATTAACACCACTAATTCTCCAAGTATAATAACTATTAATTTCGCTTGAAGTTTTATCCTCCCCTATATCTAAATTTTCCTGACCATCATTTGCTAAATTACTACCTAAAATTGTATTAGCGTTTATATCTTTAATGCTAATAGAGTTTTCTTTTATATTTTCTGAATGACTTGTACTCCATTTAAAAGTTCTAATCCCACCGCTTATTGCTTGTCCTACTTCTAATTGCGTTGATTGTCCTTCAATATAAAAACTTGTAAAAGAAGGATATTGATAAGGAAACAAAATCATTTTTAAAACTTCACAAGGTTGCATTCCATTAATATCTGTACCAGCTTCTAATCCACCATGTTTTTCTGGTACAACTTCTTCAGTTTGCATAACACAACCACCAGACCCTCCACCAACTCCTATATCAGGGTAAATCACAGAAAATTTATTATTTGGCATTTTCTTCCTTTATAGTTAGCATTTATACATATATCAGTTATATTACTTTTAAAAACTAAAAAACCTTATACAACTTGAATTTGTAAATTTTGTAATTTCCACCAACCACTTGTTAAATAACGCAAAGCACCAACAGCTAAGTCAAAATGCCCATCTTTGTTTCTTTCTATTGTTTTTCCATTTGAATTTTCTTTCCAATGAGCCAACTTTAATTCTTCTATTAATTGCATACAATTTTCAGATATAAATAATTTTCCTTTTTGAAATGCTGTGTTAATGTCCCTAATGCTTTCTACTAATTGAATTGGTGCGGGTTGTGTATAGTAGTTATAGCTATATGCCATATCAGCCATTGTCAAACTTGCACTTGGGTCACAAAACCTTACAACTTGCATATCAGGATTTTCCGCATATCTTTGTTCTATTTCTCTGAATTGTTTAACATGCCATTCAATAGGCATTTGCCCAGCTTTATATTCGTCCAAAACATAAATATTGCCCGTCATAGGCTCTACCCAAGCTATAACAAAACTTGTATTATCTCTATAACCTATATCAATTCCTACTACAAATGTATCTTTTGTTGTCATTTTGTTTTTCAAATCATTAATTCTAAATACATTTTTTTCTAAATCAAAAGCATAAAATACTTGTAAATCCTCGCTAAACCCACTTTGAAACTCACATAAATATTCTTGTTCAAAACTTCTTTTATCAAGTTTAGCTTTAATTGCCTCAATCATTTCTCTTGTTATCATAGGATTATCATAAATAGTTACCTTTTTACAAAAATAATCATCGCGTTCAGCACATCTTTTCCATAATTTATAAAAATCATTATCAAAAGTTCTTGGCGTTCCTATAAAAAAAGTTTTAGAATACATAAAACCATTTTCATCAGTTCCATAATCATTTTGTGCTGGAGAAATATAAGTTTCCCAAATTTCAAGAACATTATTAATACTCGCGGTTTCATCAAAAATAACCAAACTAAATTTATCTCCAAGTGCATTTTCATAATTTTTTTCAGTAACGACACGAAACTTTGCACCATTTTCTAATGTAAATGTTAAACCTTTCATATCTTTTGATTTAAAAGGCAATTGTAATTTGTTTACATCTTTTTCAACATTACTAAAAATAGCTTGTGCATTTGCAAAAGTAGGCGTTACTAATAATATACTTGAATTTGGAACTAAAAGTTCAGCGGAGGCAATTTTTGACATAACTGTTGATTTACCAGCTCTTCTTGACATTAAAAAAACACCAACATTAAAATCCCCTTTTTGTATTCTATCAATTATTTCTTGTTGATATTTTGTAGGAGTAAATTCAAAAAGTTTCATTACCTTATTATAATCTATCTTCTTTTTAACTTTTTTATAAAGCTCTATTTCTTGATTTATAGGTTTAAATTCAGACATTAAACAATCCTTTTAATAAATTGTAATTTTAAGTTATATCAGATTAAATTTAAGTATAAAAAGAATTGTAAGAAATTTGTTATGAGAGTTTAATGAGTTTTTTCAGATAGGATATAAAAAAAATTCTTTAAGGCTTCGGACAGTTTTAAAATTCCCTAAAATTCGACATTTTAAACTTTTTTTATAAAAAATACTTTATAAAAATCGTCAAAACTCTTGTATAAAATTTTTTACGCTATTGACAAAATGTAAAAATTTTTTTATAATTTAAAAAAATTTAAGAACTTATCATAAAAATTAAGGAGGAAATGATGACTGAATTAAGATATATTTGTGATGGATATGATTGTTGGCAAACAGGTGATTTAGATGAAATTTGGGAAATAGATAAAGAGGTTGCTGAAAAAGTAATTGAACTTGGTTTTTGCAACGAAAGTGCTAACGCAAAAGATTTACATTTATGTAAAGAATGTATTAATGAACTTTTAAAAGAATATCCTGATATTTTTGAAGTAGAAGATGAAATGCTATGTTTTAAGGAGGCAAAAAATGACTAAAAAATTTTTAGTTGATTTGATTGTTGTTGGATTAGCACTCATATTTTATGCACTTTTTATTTTAGGGCTAAGTCAAAAGGTTTATAACGAGGTTTTTATTAAATATTTTAGCCCTATTATTATCTTTTTAGGTTTTTTGCAGTTAAGTGAATTTTTAGTAAGCATAATTAAATTAATTATAAGAATTTTAAAATAAAAACAAAAAGAGATAAAATGGAATATAGCGTAATAATAAACCTAACTCAACACAAAGCAACAGAAGAACGGAAACAAGCAGGTGTAATTGATTTACCAGAAAAATATCAAACAAAACTAAAAACACTTTAAACTTTTGATGAATTACTTACTTGTGAGGAAATTATTAATAGAGCTGAAAAATAAGAGATTTAGTTTTAGAGTTTTTAACAGATGATTTAAGTCCTGTTAAAAATGAGGTCAAACAAATTTTAAAACTAAATGGAATTAAACAATTTGGGGAGTTTAGAAAATTAAATTTAGGTTTTATGCTTGGTGGTGCATCTTATTTGATATGTGTTTTAGAAGAGGAAATAAGTTATTTTGGAACACCTTTATATGCTTTTACAAAAAGAATTGTAGAGGAAACAAAAAAAGCAGATGGAACAATAGAAAAGAAAGTAATTTTTAAACATGAAGGTTTTGTCCTCACTTGTGTTTAGTCTTTTATAACTTGTTGTAAGATATTTACAAAGACATTTCCTGTTGTTCCCAATTTTTTTCTTTCTTCTTCTTTCATAACATCATCAAGCATTTTAGCAATATCTAAAATATCTTTATCAGTAGCATTTGCAAAATTTCCGCCATGTTTTTCTATTTGTTCTATTTTATCTTCTAATGTTCTCATAATAACTGAAACTACAACATTTTTAGCATTTTCTTTTATTTCTTTCATAATCGCATTATAAAATTCTTTAACATAAGGTTTTGATAGAGTTCTACTAATGTATTGATAAGGCAAACCAAGTTCTTTTGCAATTCTTTTATTACTATAACCACGAACTTTCATTTCAACTACATATCTTTCGATTGTTGATAAAGGTTTATCAAAATTAACATTTGTAAATTCAAGTAAATCAGCTTTTATCTCGCCTTTAGCATTAGCATCAGGTAAATTTTTAAGTTCTTCTTGATTAACAACAGGAACTCCTACAATTTCTTTTGTTTCTTTAGACATTAACATTCCTTTTTTCTAATGAGTCAGCAAATTTTAATACTAAATCATTTATTTCATCTTCACTAATTTTAGTTTCTTTGTTTTTACAACATTCACAACGACTTTTGTTATCTAATTCGTCTAAATCATTAACATAAAAAATATTAGAACAAGTGCAAACAATTTCATATTTACCAAAATTCTCTAAATATGTATAATCAAGCATTGGATTAATTTTTTTCATTTTTAGTTCCTTTATTGTATAAAATTTAATCAATTTATTATAACAAATTTAATCAATTTAGTAAATTTTTATATTTTTGATTTTATTTTTTTTACAATTTCTACTTCAATTAGATATAATAAATTTGCTCCTTTATGTGCCATAATACCTCCAAAAGCACTTGCTCCATAAATACTTACATTAAGCATATCATAAGCAAGAACAAATCCTATTAAACCTAAAAATCCTGCATAAAACAAATCTAATAAATATAGCATTATTTTAGTTTTAATAGGTTTGTTTTTCAAATCTCTTTGTGTGAAATTTATTGAAGTAGCCCAAAGTATAAAAATCATTAAAATTATATAAGCTTTTAAAGTTACTTCGTCCCATTTATTTTTCATTTTTTACCTTTTATATAATATTACTTATATATCGAAATGTTAAGGTTTATAAATTATTATTTACTTATTTATTTGTTATAATATTAAATAAAATTTTAAAGGTAAAAAATGAAAAAAATTGCTCTTTTATCAGGAGGTAAAGATAGTGTTACAATGGTTGATTTGTTATTAAAAAATAATTATAAAGTAGATTATATTATTTATAATGACACAAAAATGGAATTTAAAGAAATGTATGAATATATGGAAAGAGTTAAAAAATATTTTAAAGAAAAATACAATAAGGAAATTATTACTTTAACTACTGAAAAAGATTATGTTAAAGATTTGTTTCTTAAAAAAAGAAAAAGGGGAGAATATAAAGGTTATTATTATGGTGTTTTATCTAAAAATCTACCTTTTTGTTGGTGGCGTGATTATGTAAAAAAAGCTCCAATGAATAAATGGTTAAAACAAAATAATATAAAAAATTACTATATGTATATTGGTTTTTCAAATAATGAAAAAAGAAGAGCTAAAAGGTTTAAAAGAAACAATCCTAACGCTATTTTTCCACTTATTGAATATTTTGATATGAGTGAAAATGATTGTTTAGAATATACTAAACAAATAAATTTATATAATCCTTTATATGATTATTTTCAAAGAACAGGATGTAGATTGTGTCCTTATCGTAAAAAAGAAGATATTTATAAAATTTACAAATATTTTCCTAATGTTTGGGAGGAATATAAAAAAATGGAAGAATTATTTGAAAATAAAGGGAAAGTTATTAGTAGGTATTTTTTCGATAAACCAATAAAAGAATTAGAAAGAGAATTTAAAATAATTTAGGTAATTTATATTTAAAGAAATGATAAAACTTTACAGCATAATAAAAAAGGTAGCTTGTAAATTTTCCTACTTTTAAATCTAATAAGCAATTTAAAAAGCATTTATCAGCTTTATCATAAAGTTCTAAATCACACAAATAATCATGTAAAATAGCACAAGGTAAATAATCAGTTCTATTTGGCGGATAAAAAATCCAAAATATACGCGGAATAGTAGCCCCGTCGCTTATATAACCTTTTGGTATTTTAATGTTTTTATAATAAAAATCTTTTAAAACTTTAAATTTATGATTTTTTAAAGGTTGTAACCATACATCACTATATTTTAACATTATTCACCTTCCCAATTTATAGCATCAAGTTCTTCTAAACTTACTGCTTTTTTTGCTTTTTTTCTTAATGTTATTTTTTTATTCCATAATGTTGAATAATTAAGTCCTAACTCAACAAGCATCTTTTTTACTTCCTCAATCGGCACTTCGTGGTCTTTATTGTAATAATCACCTACAATTATTGTTTTTAAGCCTAAATCAAGTGCTAATTCGTAACCTGCTTTTAATTTTTGTATATCTATAAAATCTGCATCCATTGTAATTCCATTAGAACAAGTAAAGCCATTTTTTATAAAATAATCAAAAGCTGATTTTATTTCTTCAATTTTTAATTCTCTTGCTTTTTCTAATATTAATTCCTCATCAGGGACAATATTTCCATTTTCATCAAGTTTATAAAAAGGAAATCTTGCTTCTGGTAATTTATCCGTTAAAATAAAACCTTCTTTATCTTTATATTCTTCTTCGTTTTCTACATCAATTGGTATTAGTCTTTTTTCTTCATTTACAAAAAATAACATTATTTTCCTCCTTCAGTTTTATAAATTAAATCTACTTCACTTTCAGTTAAATTTCTTGTAAAAATTCTTAATCTATCAACAGCTCCTGCTTTTCTATAACTATTTGTTACACCCCAACCAAAAACACACAAGTAATTAGAAAAATACATATTATATTTTGAAATTTTACTACAATTTTGTTTTAAAGTTTGTTTTTTTCCATTAATAAAAATATCCCCATATTCAAATTTTCTAAAATTTGCTGAAACATGAATCCATTTATTTTTATATTTATTAATATCAACCCCAAAATTATCGCCATTACCCGTATTAAATCCTAATTTTCCACTCTTACAAATATACAAATCACATTTATAAAATCCTATTGGCATTTGATAATTCATACCATTCCATTTAAACCAAAAACTAACATTAACTTCTTTAGTATCTTTATTAAAAGGCAATTTATTAATTCTTAGCTGTCCACCATTAGAATAAACAGCTAATTTCTCTTTGCCTTCGACATAAGTTACATCTCCGTTTTTTACAGCTTTATATTTTCCACTTTCATCAGTTAAACTATTATTAAATTTAAACAAAGCAATTCCACTTTTATCGCCAAAAAAATCAACTTTATCAGCTGGCGGAATGTTCATAATTATTGTTCCTTTATCTCCAATCCAAACATTATCATCTTTATTATTTTTTACACATTCAAATTTTTCTAATGTTTTAATGTTTAACCAAACAAAACCTTTAAATAAAGGATTAGTTGTTACTTGTGGATTATTTAAACTAATAACATTTGCAATATTTTTTGGTATTTTATCAACAATTTTTAGTTTGCCTTGGTTTATTAAATCACGCACACTTTGATTTTCTACATTTTCTTTTAGATAACATTTATAAATAAGATTTTGTTTATCAACATTTAAAACTACAACTAAATTATCTTTTTTACCAGAAATTTTACTATCTAAATTTTCAACTAACATTAAAACTCCTTATTTTTAATTAATTTGATATCCCCAAAGTTCATCTTTAAAAACATTACCTTTTCCATCGGTCCAATAAACAACAAAACTTGAATTATCGTTTTCTTTTATCCCACCTAAAACAAAAGCTGGTTTATCTAATGTTTCTAATAATTTAACAGCATTAGTATCGTTTGCTACAAAATTAATAAATAGCATATTTCTTCTTGTATCATTGCTATTTCCATCATTATTAATTAATTTTAGCCCATTAGGTAAATTATAAAATTTAAGGCTATCTTCTTTACAATCAATTTCTATTCTTGTTGCATTGTCTATGTTTGTATATTTAGAACTTGTAGCCCTAATATGTAGATGTTTTTTATTATCTGAATCATTAAACCAATCAATTCTGGCTTGTGCTGGATAAGCACTGCCTAAACCAAAATTATAACCTACCCAGCTACCAGAGCTTGTTGTATTCTTGTAAGCTTGGTATGTTCCTTTATCTCCAGCTACAATATCATAAGCATTAATATTTGAACTTGTAACATCAACTGCTAAACCTAATGTTCCCGTAGTCCAATTATATTTTAAACTTTTTCCTAAAGTTGAACTTGCGTTGTAATTATCATTTTGACTTACAACAACATCATAATTTACATAATCATTAGTTTTAACAACTAACGCTTTCCATTCATTTGAATTACCTTTCCTTCTAACAATAATTTCTTCAGCTAAATTATCATAAATTAATTGTCCTCCTTTTGGGTATTCATTAATATCATTTTTCCAATCTTCTATTCTTTGATGAACAACATCTTGAGAGTTTGATGGTAAATAAATCCAACCATCATTCCAAAAAACAAAACCTGAATATTTAATTTCTTTATTTGCTACTAATGAAGTTTTACCTTTAAACCAACCAAAATGCCCAGCTGAGTTATAAATAACAAGATTTTTATTTTTAAAATCAATCCAATAATATCCATCTTCTGGCGTTCCTTGTCCTGTTGGCGGGTAGCCTGTAACATAATTAATACGATTTTCAATAGAACGATTAAAATCCCAACCAAAATCCCCACGAGCTTTTATAGCATTATTACGACCACAATATAAATTATAATCTTTTGTATCTCCATAAATAGGAATACCAGCTCCTATAACGCCATATTGATTAACAGCAAATTGAACTTGTGATGTATAAGCTTGTATAACTTTTTCGCTATGTGTAAAAATTCTTAAAGGCGTAACATTTTTACTATCAACAGTTGTATCAATATTTAATGCTGAGTTTGTTCCTTGTGGGTTGTGTTGTAAATATGGACTTGTTATTGCTTTATCTCCATCAGTTTTATATAAAAATTTATTTTTTTCTCCTTCAATTGTAGTTCCATATTTTATTTTTAAAAGTTGTCCGTTTGAAATTGCGTCATTAACTGTAACTCCAACAACTTCATTTGGATCAACTACTAAAACATAATGTTCAAATACATCAGAACTAATAGCAACTTTTAAAATATCTCCTCTTTTAAATTTATCAAGTTTTGAAAATTTAGTATCTACTATTGCTATTTCTGTATGAGTTGGGATTGCCATTTTAAATTTCTCCTTATTATGACTTTATTTATATATCAGTTTATTTATTGTTTAAATAAGATACAATTTTGTAAAAAATTTTATACAAGAGTTTTGCTTAAATTTTACTCATTTTATAAAAAATTTTTTATACTAAAATTGTTAAAATATCCGTAAATTCGAGCTTTTGTAGTTTATCAAAAAGTGTCCGAAGCCTTAAAGAAAATTTTTTATTCCATCTAAATTTTCATTTATTTATTTTATTTTTGTATCTAAAATTACAAAAATAAAAGTTGTAATTTATAAATTTAATATTGACATTAATAAATTCTTATGATAAAATTAAAATAAAAAAGAAAGGAGCATAAATGAATAGATTGATTGAAATTATCGAAAAAGAAAAAAAAGAAAGAAGAAAAATTAAAAAAATTTTGATAAAAAGAAAAGATAAAAAAGTAGCAATTAAACCAAATTCATTTGATAAATTTGGTCAATTGCTTAAAAATTATACAATAATTTTATACCAAATGTCAAGAGTTTTATCAAATTTTTCTAATAAAAATAAAGCAATTTTGAATAATTTGTTATTTTTATTAGAAAAATTTGATAATTCATCAAGTTTTTATAGAAACTACAAATATTTTATAATGGGAATTATAGAAGGACAAATAAATCCTCAAGTTGTCGCTCAAAATTTTACTCAATTTTATATTACTCTTACTTCTACGCATTTTGAAACTAAAGGTTTAAGTTTTGTTGCAAATCCTTATCAAGCTACTCAACAAGATAAAGCAAGACCTAATTTAAGACATGGTAAGTTTGGTTATATAAGAAAATATGGATACGAACAAAATTTAGGTTTGGTATTTGATGACGAAAGTTATGATGTTGTTGAATATTTTAAAATGATAACAAACGATAAATGTGCTTTTTATACGCCAAATAATAAATATTCTAAAAATTCATTAAGATTTGATATTGATGATAAAACTTTGAATATGAATGAAATGGAAATTTTAATTAGAACTACAATGAATAAATTGAATATAAATGGTGAAGTTGAAATTATCGAAACAACAAAAGGTTGGCAATTTGCAATTTATGTGCCATTGTTTTTTATTAAAACTTTTTATGATAAAAGCGATTATGTTGTAGAACAAATTTTTATTAGTGATAGAAAAACAACGAAAGCATTTGATGCCTATCAAAAGTTTAATAGAAAGTTTATTAAAGTTTTAGAAAATTTAGCTAAAGAGCTTTTTAATGTTAAATTAGAAGTTGATAAATTTGCTTTAGAACAAGAAAAAGTTAGAATATGGCGAAATGCAAAAGCTCATAATCATTGTTATTTTTCTGTTATTGATAATGAAAAAACAACAATTTTAGAAATGATTGATTTACCTGAAGAAGATGAAAAAGAAAATTTTATAAATTATTTTGAAACTAAAAAAGCAAATGAAATTGAATTACGAAATAAAATGCCAAATGTTTATAAATTTTTTAAAAAATATAATTTTTCAATGCCTAAAATAAATTGCTCTTTAATCGGTAAAATGAGTGAAAATACCGAAAGTTTTTATTTAACAAAAGCAATCGTTCATAAATTTGTAATTGATTATAATCATTTAGAAAATTTTGATATTTTGTTGGCTGAATTAAGCGAGGCAATTGAGCTTGATTTTAGAAATATTTATCAAGAGGAAAAATCAATTGAAAATATAAATATTGTAATTGATTATTATTTAGAAAATTTCGATATTTATCTAACCGCCCAAAAAACGGCAAGAAGTCGCATGTTTGCTAAAAGTTTAAAAGCTTTTGAAAATATAAGAAAAAATAGAAATAATTTAGGCGAAATAAAGCAAAAAATTGAAAAAAATAAAAATGAACTTGAAAAAATTAAAAATAATGATGAAAATAAATTGTCAGTTAGAAAAATGGCTAAAGAATTAGAAAAAATTGCTTTTGAATTGCCTAAATCTACGCTATATGATTATATTAGAAAAGGGAATGTTGATATTTTAATTGAAATGATTGAAATGTTATATGAATATGTTATAATTTTAATGAATGGTAATGAAAAAGAGCAACAAAAAGCAATTCAATTGTTTGAAATAATCGAACAATTAAAAGGTGCTGTTAGATATGTTGTAACTATGATGAAATTTGGTTTGGTTAGAAATGAAAAATTGCGAAAGTTTTTTTATGTAGAAAAACGAAAGGAATGAAAATGCAAGTTACAAAATCAAATCTTTATAATTTGATAACAAATGATGCTTTGTTATCAAAACTTTGGGAAGAAAATTTAGCTTGGTATGGTTATTATAAAGATAAAAACGAAACACATGGTATGAGTTATATAAAATATATGGCTTATATGGATTTACATCAAAAATGTGTTGAGCTTAAAAAAGCAAAATTAGATAAACATGAAGAAAAAATAATAAAAGAATTTGTTAATTTTTATTTTAGTTAAAGGAATAAGAATGGAATTTATAAAAACAGATTGGTCGTTTAGTTTGGAAAATATAAAAGAAAAATTAAAAAAGCAAAAAATTCATCTTAGTAAAAAACAATATGATGTTATAACTCCGATAGTTTTGCCTTCAAGAAATTATGAGGAAATTCGTAATGCCTATATGAAGTCAGTTCAAAAATTAGGAAGGTATTATCATATTCCAGCTTTTAGTAATGTAAAAATAGTATATTTTAATAATATGAGTTGGTTTATTTATTCTAAGGCTTATTTAGAAGAATGGTTGGAATTTTTGTTATTACAAACAAAAATTAAATTGTCCGATAATATTTTTGAAATACATAAATTAGCACCAAAAGTTATAGAAAAAGAATTAAAGTTTTTTATAAAGCAAAAGGAAAAAGCACAATTTGATTTAGTTAAAGTTTTTTATGAAGATAAAGCCATTGGTTACAACGCAGTTAATGAATTTTTAAATTTTAAGGAGATTAAATGATTCTTAAAAGAAAAGTTAGTTTTGAAAGATTAAAGTTTATCTTAGAACATTTGAATAAAAATGTTGATGTTTTGGCAATAGTTGATAGTGAAAATCATAAAATTTTTGTAAAAATTGGCACAATTTGCTATGAAATTACACAAAAAACGCAAAAAATTTTAAATGAAAGCAAAAATTTTTATGAAATTTTGCGTTTTTTGAACGAAAAAGCAATAAAAATTGAAGATTTTAAGGAAATTTGATGAAAAAATTGCAAAAAAATGAAAAAAATTTGTTAATTTTGCCGATTTTTGAGCTATTTCCTTCAAAAAATATTGAAAATTGGTTTGAAACTTTAATGTTTAAGCGTTTAGCTAATTTATTTTATGTTATAAAGCAAAAAGAGCTTGGAGTTTTAGCCCAGGAATTAGATGAGATTAGTAGAAATTTAGTGTTTGCAAGTTATTTAAAAACTTATAAAACTTTGGATTATTTTTATGTTTTAATAAAAAATGGTAAGTTTATTGGCGTGATTAGTTTTGATATTTCTTCTGAAAATTTATATTTTAAACAAGGTAAATATTTGATATTTGCTCAAACAGGTTTAGTTTCAAATGAAATTTCGGATTTTTGGTTTATGATGCGTAATTTGCGTGATTTAACAAACAAAATTATAAAAAAAGAACAACCTGATTTTGCAATTGCTTATTTAAAAAATATAAGCCATAACAAACGATTTTTAAAACAAGTAGAAAAAGAACATAATTTAAAAATAAGTTTGGTATATAATTTAACTTACGGAGCTTTTTAATGAAAACAAACTTAATTTTATCTGATAAAGAACTTGGTAAAGAAAATAATCAAAAAATTGTGGATTTAATTAGAGAAATTTATCCTTATTTATCGCTTGATGCTGTGGCTAAGCTTACAGGTTTATCAAAAACAAAAGTTAAAGAAATTTTAAAAGCAAACAATATAAATAAAGAAAACGACCCAAGCTGGTATAATAATACGCCAATTGTGATTTGGTTGCCAAGTGAATTTTATGATAAGGTTGATATTGAAAATTTAAAATTTGTAAAAAAATAGCTTGACATATGCAATAATAAAATGCTATAATTTTTTTGAAGTAAATTTAAAAAGGAGAATCAAATGAATGAAATTAATTTGTCAGCTTATTTAAAACAAATGCTTGAGCCACAAGTTGTAATTGAAATTTGTAATTATGAATTTGGCAAAGATTTTAAAGAAAAATTTGAAAAAGAAGAGCTTTTAAGTTATCTTATTAATAGGTTATTAAAAAATAATGATTTGGCATCAAATATGTATGATTTTGTTGAAGTTGTTGGTTTTATCGTCCAACAAGAATTTAAGAATTATGGGCGAGTTTATATAGATGTTGATGAACTTGATAATGTTTTTTATGTTTTAGTTGGTAGAATGTTAGAAAATGGTATTCCTAAAAACTTAATTAAACAATTTTTAGTTGATTGTTTTAAATCATTTTATGGTTTGCTTGATAAAAAAATTTCTGATTTAATTTGGGAATATCAAAATAAAAAAGAAAAATTACCAAATCAGCTTTCAGGATTTGACAAATGATTGAACGCAAATTAAGTTGTTATCAGGTCCAAAAGGTTATGGACCTTTTTTATTTAAAAAAAGCAACTATTTCAAAAATAGCCCAATATTTTAAAGTTGGTTATAAGACAATTCAATATATAGTCCAAGGCAAAACTTATCGTGATTGTTGGCGTTATGATAGATATGGTTGGGAAAATGAAAATGATTTCAAACTTGCTTATGAACATAGGAAAAGAGAGAACATTAAAAATTATGGAAATGGTAGAAAATCTCCAAAAATAGAATTCCTATTAGAACAAATAAAAAAAGGAAAAGTTTGAAAACAATTTGGCTTGTTAAATGCCTAAAATGTAATGATGAAGTTGAAAATGGAAAGTGCAAATGTGGAAATGTTGGCGTTAGAAAAAAAGGAAAACAAATTTTAGTTTTATTTTGTGACGATTTAAAAACTTGCAACTTAAAAAAAGTTGTAAGATACAAAAACTTAATAATAAAAGAAAAAAGTTGGTTTCCTTTTAGTTTTGCTAAAATTGAAAAAGTTGAGATGGAGGTATAAATGGGTTTTTATTTTAGTTTTATTTTGGTTGGTGTTGTTTGTTTGCTTTTATTTTCAATTATAAAAGGACTTTAAATGTTTGAAGAGATAATTTTTTTAGTTAGTTATTTTGTGTTTTTGATTATTGTAACGATTGAACTTTTAAGTAAGAAAGGAGAATAAATGAAAATAACAATACAAAGTTTTTTTGGTGCGGTAGCTTTTATTAGTTTTGTAATTGCAAGTTTTTATTTTAGTGCAATTTTAGGTTTTATTACATTTCTTTTTGGAGGATTTTTTATAAATGGAATGGAAGTTTTTATGAAAGCAAATTGGGAATTGTTTAGTAATGAACTTGTTTTAGCAATTTCTTCATTAATTGTTGGTATAATTTCATTTCTTTTTGCTGTTTGGTTGGATAGTTTAGATAAAGATAAATTTTAAAGGAGAATTAAAATGCTTTGGCTCAAAATTAAAAATGTTGGTTATTTAAAAGTTAAGGATATTAGCTATGTAGGCGAAGTTAGTTTGATTGATTTTGATGAATATACAAATAAAAATTTATATGGATTTGAAATTGTAATTGGAGGAGAACTTTTACCTTTAGTTTATGATAGTAAAGAAAAAGCAATTAAGGTTAATGAGGAAATTAAAAAACAACTTTTGATGAGTGCAAAAATTATAAAATTAGAAATTTAGTTTTCAATAGAAAATAAAAGGAGTATAAAATGATGGTTGTAACAAGCTTAAATTTTTTTGAAAATTTAAAAAGCACTGAAATAAGCGAAGAGCAAGAAGAGCAACTTATAAAATTTTATGAATTGTTGATTGATTATAAAAATGTAATAGATGAAGCAAGAGAAGATAAAAATATTTTGCTAATTCAAATAGAAAACAACAAAGAATTGTTAGTATATTACTATGGGCTTTATTTTTTATATTTGAATGAAGAAAAAATTTTTAGTTTTAATTCAAAAGATTTGACTATAATTGGAGATTTTTTAAAGGAGGCGTTAGATGATTAAGTTTATTAAACGCTATGTGTGCCAAGGTAAAGTTCAAAATGATTATGAAAACAAAGTTGATTTTTTTCAAGTGATTGTTGAAAAAGAAGATGGAAGTCTTGAATGGAATGATGTTGTTGTTAAAGGTTTTTTGGTTTATTTAAAAGGCGGAAATTATGATAGATTTATCCGAGGTATGTATAAAATAAAAGAAGAAAAATGGAAAGAGCTTGAAAGCAAATTGTTTGATAAAGTTGAAGTTATTGATTGTAATAAAGAAACTGAGCTTGAAGTTTTTGAGCTTGCATTATCAGGCGTTAGTTTGCCTGAAATTCAAAAATTTTTAGAAGAAAATGCGGAGAAAGTTAAATGAGAATTTTTCTCCTTTTATTGATAATTTCAAGTTTGTTTGGCTATGATTTGTTGTGTTTAGTAGGTAAGAACGGCGATAAATGGTTGGAAGTTGAAAAACAATTAAGTTTGCATTGTGATAGCGAAAAATTAAAAATAAATGCGGTTAGATTTAGGCAAATTAGCGATTTGTTTGTTTATGAAATGCCAAATAAAGCGGTGTTGTTTTGCGAGAAAGATTGGGTGTGGAGCTTTAGAAAGCTGATTATAATCGGCAAAGAAAATTTTAAAAGCGGTGATTGCAAAAGTTTTTATAAAAAATAAAGTTTGTAAAGGTTTTGGTAGAGGATTTGCTGTGGTTTTGGCGTGGATTTGTTAGTTATATGCCAAGCTATTTGTGAGTAATTGGTAGGTAAAAGAAAGTCCGCGGATTTTTTAGCGTTTTGCACTCAAATAACCTCCCCCGTTTAATTCACAAGCCACATGTGAATATCTGCTTTTAGTGTCAAACGCTTTTTGTTTACTTAACATAATGCATATTCTCAGGACATTTTAAAGCTAAAAAGTGTGAATAACTCAACGAATGGCAATTCAATTTTAAGTGAATGTTAAGGATTTTTTATAAAATAGTAAAATTATAGTGTCTGACACTATAAAAAATTTTTAACATAAGGTAGTTTATAGAATAAGCATCGGTCGGCGTGGTTGCGGTCCTTTGCGGTCCTCTTTTATCGCCCTACAAGGAAAGGTCAAAAAATGCCGCGTTTTGTGGGTCACATTGTAGATTAAAATTTTTTCTTTTAAATCTAAAACAAATTAACTAAAATTTTTTCTTTTAAATCTAAAACAAATTAACTAAAATTTTTCTTTTAAATCTAAAGCAAATTAACTAAAAATTACCTTGCAAAATTAAAATTTTTTCTTTTAAATCTAAAACAAATTAACTAATAAACTAAAAACAAACAAATTAATAAACAAATTAATTAACTAACAAACTACCTTGCAAGATTAAAATTTTTTCTTTTAAATCTAAAACAAATTAATAAACAAATTAATTAACTAACAAACTACTTTGCAAGATTAAAAAATTTTCTTTTAAAATTAAAAGCTAACAAACTAAAACTATCTTGCAATTTTTTAAATTATCAAAAGTCTTTGACACTTTTTATTAAAATAACGCCAAGGGGACTAATTTTCCCTTTGGCGTTTGAAAATCTTATTCCATAGTTTTTCTTCTGTCTTAACCACTTCTATATTTCCTGCTTTTATTTCTTGCTCTATTGCTTGTTTGTTTCCATCTTTGAAAAAGCAAAAATCTTCCAAAAAAAATTTTTAAATATTTTGAAGTTGTAACCGAAAAATTATAAGCATTTTTCAAGAGATAGATTTTTCTTTCTTTTATAATTACTCCGTCTTTTTCTTTTTTAATATATGTTTTTCCTGCAATAAGAGTATTATAACTTTGAAAAATAACTCCTGATTCATTTCCTATTAAAAACTGATTTTTTTGTATTTGTTTTACTTTTAGCATTGTGTGTCTCCTTTTAGTTTACTCTATAAATATAATAAGTTTTACCATTTATAGTAATTTCTCTTTCGTCTCCATCATAACTCGCAATTACACTTCCTGCACCATCATATTTTAATACATCTTCAACCCAAGCATCAACATCCACATAATATCGCAAATTTTCTGGTATATCTGATTCATAGCATTCTTCATAAATAGTATATAATTCATTTTTTGCATACTCTTCTACATCATCATAATCATTAAAAACTAAAAATTCACAGCATCCACAATCTACAAATAAATAGTTGTTCTCTTTTCTGAATTCACAATCTTTCAAATCTTTTGGAAGCACTTGAAGTGCTTCCGCCAAAATTTTCAAATCATACTTATCTTGAATATTAAAATATTCTAACACTTCTTTAAAAGTTAATTCATTATCATATAACATTTTACACCTCCTTTAATTTTCTAAATCTTCAATTATATAATCTAAAAAAGTATCTTCATCAAAATCTAATAAAATTTCGATAAAATCATTAAGTTTATCATAATCTACTATTAAATGATAAATAAATTCGTCTTTCGCCCATTCATATAAATTTTTAAATAATTCTTTTTTGTTTTGTTTTTTATTGCAATCTTCACAATCTTTATAATAATTTTCATAAATTTCAATTAATTCTTCTTTTTTAATTTTTTTAAGAAGTTTATCAATTAATTCATCTTCGCTATAATCAATTAAACTTGAAATAATCCAACTTAAAGTTTTATAATCTAAATTATTATAATATTTAACATCTTTTAAATACTCTTTTATGTCATCTACTAATACATAATAATTTGTGCCATCATGATGCCTGATTATCACTTCAATTTTTTTGTATTTTTTGCAATCAAAAACTTCCACTTCAATATCACCATCCGTTGCTTTATTTAGGAAATTTTCAAAAGTGCCTATATATTGTATTTCATAATCAAAATTGCCTCGCCATGTCCCTACGCTTTCATCTACCAACCATAGGTTGCCATTATCAATTTTTTCATTTAATTCATCTATAAAAAATTTCCAATCTTCTCTCGTCAAATCTCCTGCTTTTCTCCAATCCCAATATTCATAATCTTCTATAATTTCATTTTTTTGTTTTTTTAAATTTTTTATTTCTTCTTTAAAATCTTTTATTGTTCTTTTAATTTTATTATATGTTACACTTCCTGTTATAACATCTTTTAACATCTCTTCATTTTCTTTTATTTCATATTCAAGTGCTTCAATTCTTTCATTAAGTTCTTGCTCAACCAAATATTTAGCATTTTCTTCTACTACTATATCCCAATTAAATTCCATTATTTTTCTACATTCTTTCATTTGTGCCTCCTTTTATTTTTGTTAATGACATTATAAAAAATTTTTTATAAAATGTCAAGAATTTTTTATAAAAAATATAAAAAATTTTTTATATTTTTATTTTTGTATATACATTAATATATAAGAAAAATTTTTCCGCTCTTTCATTTTTTAGTTTTTTATTTATAAAAAATAAATGCCAAACACCAAATTTTTCATTCGTTTTACTTTATAAAAAATTTGAAAATTTTTCAAAATTTTTGTATATTTTACTATTACCGCTTTTTTAATAAATTTTGAAAATTTAATTTTATTACTATTACCGATTTTTTAGTAGATTTTAAAAGTTTTAAATAGGAGGCACAAAAGGCAAAAAGCTCGAAATTTCGGAGGCACAAATGAAATGCTATAAATAAGGAGACACAATTTCTTTTTTGGCTTTTTGCCTTTTAAATTATAAAAAATTTTATAATTACTTGTCAAGAATTTTTACAAAAATGTAAAAAATTTTTATAAAAAACTACTTTTTTGATAGTTTTTCTTTTTTCTTATTAAAATGTTCTACAATATGACCCATTCTACGCTTAATTAAAACACTTACAATTGCTCCTAATGTTCCGCCTAATACAAATAATAAAATAATCTTTTTTAATTATCCCATTGCTAATACCTAATCCTATGCTTGTAATCCAAAGTATTTGAATTATAAAAGCAAACACCCCTGTTTTAAAAATTGATTTTTCAACTACAACATACACACTATATGTTCTCATAATTTGAAATAAAAAATTAAAAAAGAAAACTAAAAAAGCCGTCATTTTTCCGCCTTTGTAATTATAAGTTCTTCTAAATAATCAGCCTTATCTTTATCAACTCTAAACTCTTTAAATCTTGGAAAATCCATAACTAATTGTTTTTTGCCGTTTGAATTTGTTATATAATACAAATCCGTATAATAAATTTCTACAAGTTTGCCTATCAATTTATCTCCATTAAGCTCTCTAATTTTATCAGTTAAACCACTTCCCACTTTTATTTTAAATTTTCCATCTTCAGTTTGACAAATAAATCCGCCTATTTTACCTTCATATTTCCCTTCACCTTCAAACCAATCTATAATCCTTAAAGTGCAACTTTCAAGTCCTTTATACTTAATCCATTTTTTACTTCTTTTTTTCTCATAAATTCCATTCAAATCTTTAAGCATAATTCCTTCGCCTCCTTTATTTTTAACTTTTTCAAATAAACTTTTAACTTGCTCAAAATTATCACAAACGAATTGGTCTATTAATTTGATGCTTAAATTTTCAACCCCCCTTAAATTTTGACCCCCCTTATTTTCAAAATCTAAACCTCCCAATATTTTTAAAAGTCTAACCCGCCTATCTTTTAAAGTCGGACAATAAAATTCAAGATTATTCCACTCTCTAATTGTAAGATAATCAAAACAATGAAAATTAAGTTCTTGTTTTTCTTTTTCAGTTGCGGTTTCTTTTATAACTTTAGTTACAAGTCCTGATGTTTCTTGTCTTGTTTTTGCAAGTAATTCGCCATCATAATAACCATCTGGTTTGTTTTTTAGTTCTTTAAAAATATATGGTAAATTTAAAACACTACCATTGTATGTAATAGCATTTATTTCATCTTTATTTTTGTAAATAAGACATCTAACGCCATCTAATTTTTCTTCTACTGCAATTGGAAATTTAATTTCATTAATATCAATTTTATTAATGTCATATGCTTTCATAATAGTTGTATCTGGTATAAACTCATAACCAAGTGCCTCATTTATTAACTTAACTTTAACTCCAAGTTTTAATTTTTTAGTTAAAATGTCTTGATAATATTTTCCTTCAATTCCACACTTTGATAAAAATGAAATTACCTTTTGTTCGGCTTCATTACTTCTTGCTTTAAGATTTACAAGATAATCAACAAGTTCTAAAAATTTATTAGGAGGTATAAGAAAACCACCATATTTAAATTGAATTTCTGGTAGTTTTCTAATATGCGTATTTAAAAAAGGATTGATTAGAGTCTTTAATAAATCAAGAAAATAAGGAACATCTTTATATTCTTGAATTATTTTTATTTTTTCTTTTTTAGAGTTTGTTAGCATCAATTTATCAAAACCTGAAACCCATTTAAAATTATCTTTTTTCATTTTTAGCCCTCCTTTGGTAAAAATTTAAAAATATGTTTTATTACTTCTAAAGTCCAAGCATTTCCTATTAATTTATGTCTTTCTCTATTTGGTATTATTATAGTTTTATCCTCAATAATACCAAATTTAGTATAATTATCAGGCAAAGTTTGTAATCTTTCACACTCAATAATATCAAGCATTCTAAATTTTTTATTTTTTATATCAATAAGATATTTATTATGATGATGTGTTCCTGTAGTAAGACAAGCACTTTTATCTGAATTTAAAAAAGAAAACATATTTTTTTCCAACCTACTTTTATTACCATACTTATTATACATAAAAGGTAATAATTCTCTATCGCATTTTTTATTTAATAAAACTTCTTTTAATTTTATATTTTTATCTTCTGGCAAATCTTTAATAGGAATATTAGTCCAATAAAGTCTTGGACGCCTTTGGGCTGACACAAGTTTGCTATCTATAAGTATAGGCTCTATTTCTAATTCTTTTGAAATAATATTTTTCCATTTTTTAGCCATTTTAACATTTTCAAGTAAAAAATATTTAGGTTTTACTTCTTTTAAAATACGGACATATTCCCAAAATAAATAAGATTGTCCTTCAAATTCAAAACCTTTTTCTTTTAATTCTAAATATTGCTCTAATGAAACTATTTCGATTTTTTCTTTTGTAATCATTCCTTGTTGTTTACCAGCAAAACTAAAATTTTGACAACTACTACCTCCTATTAATAAATTAATATTTTTAAATTTATTTCCATCAACCTCTCTTATATCTCCAATAAAAATAGTATTAGGAAAATGGTATTTAGTTACACCAATAGCAAATTTATCAATTTCACTTGCATAATATTTATCTATTTTAAAATTAAGTTCTTTCAAAGCAAGTTGTCCTATTGATATACCATCAAACAAACTTAATATATTCATTTTTAATTATCCTTTTTTAATATTTTTGCAAGTTGTTTCTTTCCAACGCCATAAACTTGTAATTAAATCATATATTCCTACTTCTTTATCTACAACAATTAAATTTTGAGTAATTATTTCTATTTGATAACCTTGGCTAATCCATTGTCTAATTTTCTTTTGAGTATCAGTTACTGACTCAACCATACAAATAAATTCTTTTTTCATTTTCAATCCTTCTTACAATAATCTCTTAAAAAATCTAAAAAATCATATAAGCCTATCTCATTAATAAATTCTTCCCAACTTAATTCAAATTCACCTAAATCTACACAATCTTTATCATAATGTCCATTAAACTCAATTGGACGACATTCACCATAACTTATTGTTATAAAAGTTCTTTTTGAGGAAATAAACTCTTCAAAAGCTTCTTTTAAATAATCATCAAAAATTTTATCATAAGCCTCACCAAAATTTTTTGCACAAATCCACATTTAATCCACTCCTTATTAAAAGATAGTCCTCAAATTTTTTGAATTCTTTAAACAATTCTTTTTCTATATATTCTTGATATAGTTTTTTATAATTTTTTAAAATAAATTTAACAAAATTATAGTATAAATCAGCCATTGTTTCATCTTCCCAATTATATAAATAAACACTAAAATTGTTATTAAAATAAAAAAATGTAACTACAATTGTAGGATTTCCTTCATTATCCCAACTTGTATTAACCCATATTTCTCCAATTAAGTCTGCTTTCGTAACTTGTTTATTTATTTTATTTACTATTTTAAGCATTCTTTTTTTACTAATCATTTTATTCTCCTTCTGTTGTTGATACTAAAGGTTTAACTTTATTTATTATAATCCACCAAAATTTTTTCCATAAAGGTAATTTAATGATATACCAATTTTTGTCATCCATTGAATACTCTCTAATTCTATTTTTATTTGTAGTCCATTGAACTCCCATTAATTTAAAAATAATAGGTTTTGTTTTACCTCTTGGGTTTCTAAAAGCATAACCTTTTTCTAAAAGGTATTTTTGTGCTTTTCTTATTGTCATTTTTCTCTCCTTTATTTTTTATTGCGTAAAAATTATAAAAAATTTTTTATAAAAAGTCAAGAGAAAACAAATTATTTATAAAGATTTTGAAGAAAATCATTAAAATCTTTATATCCGCTTTTGTAGAATTCTCTAATAAGAGGATTTTTGGAGCTAATTGCAAGTTTTAAATTAAACCATTTTTTTAAATTTGACTGATAAAATTTTTTAATTGCTTCTTGCCCTCTTTTATCATTATCAAGCATAATATAAATTGTATCTATACCTTTTTTTAAAAGATAACTAATTTTATAAGAGTTAAAATTAACTGCCAAACCAAAATTTGCAATAGCTTGGATATTTAATTGATATAAGCTTAAAGCATCCATGATACCTTCAACAAGATAAATTTCGTTTTGATTCAAATCAATTTTAGGATAAATTAAACTTTTTAAATCTAAACCTTTTGCATATAAATATTTTGGCTCTAAATTTTTATCGTAAGCTCTTGTGTTATATCCAATACATTCTCCGTTATCGTTATAAAAAGGAAATATAACTCTATCTTTATATAAACCTCTTCTACAAATATAAAGGTCATATTTTTTTATTGTTTGAAAATTTAACCCCCGCCATTTTTTAGGCAACTCTTCATCTCTTGGAGGTAAAATAAAAGATTTTGTTTTTGTTTGTTTTTGGTTTGTTAATTGTTGTAAAAGATTGTTATATTTAGTTTGTTGTTGAATTTCATAGAGTTCCTCGTCTGAAAATTTAGTATTATCTAACCAAAAATTTTTGTTAATTTTATAACCACAACTAAAACATTCACCAAAGCCTGTTTCAAAATTAATCCACATACTTTCATGTTTATCATCATGTTCTGGGTTTAAACAATTAACAAGAAAAAAACTATCTCCTGTTTGTTTGTAATTAACACCTAAGCGTTTTAGTTTATCAATTATTAATAATTTTAAATTCATTGTTAAATCTTTCTATTATTTCTGGCGTATTTTCTTTTCTTAATTGAATATCAAATATTTCTAAATTAATTGTTTGAGTATCTAAAAAGACCTTATAATATCTAAATTTTTTTTGAATATCTTTATCTTTTAGAAGAAAATGTACTTTTTTATAAGTGTCTTTTAATATAGAATTATCATTATACATAGTATTAAACCAAAAATAATAAAGAACATACTTAATAATATGTTGTCCTACTTTTTTAAGTTTTGAATGTTTATTACTTGTAGCTTCATAAATAATAATTGAATTTCCTTTTGCCAAATGTAACAACATATCATCAGGAACATTTAATAAAAATTTTTTATATGCTTTTTGTTCTAATAAAGACGATTGCAATCTACAAAAAGAAATATTAGAAACTGAATTTATAAGAATGTGATTATGTTCAAAAACTTTCAGCCCAGCTGTTAAATTAACATATTCTTTTATTTTCATTTTCTACCTTTCTTTTTAATTATAATTTTATCTAATTGTTTTATACTCTCACGAAAAGATAAATTTTTTCCAAAATAACCCTCAGCAAAAGTGATGTTTTTAATAGAACTTAAATCTAACTTATCATAAGGTTGATAAATAATTACAAACTCATCTCCTCCTATTCTAAAAATTCTACCACTAACATTTTGTTTTTTCATTAATTTTTTAATTTGTTCAACAACATTAATTATAAATTTATCTCCAGCTTCATAGCCTTGTTCTCTATTTAATAAATGTAGATTGTCTAAATCAATTAAAATTAAATTATAAAACCATTTGTTTTTACTTTCGATTTGTTCTTTATATTCTGTTTTTAAAAGTTCATCAAGATAATGTCTATTATAAACTTGTGTTAAATGGTCTTTTTTAAGATTTTCAATTTTCTTTTTTAAATCAGAGATTATTTCCTCTAAAAGTTCTATTCTTTCTTCGCAACTCATTTTATTCTCCTATTAATTGTAAATGCAAATTGTTTTTTGCTAAAAGCCCTTTTCTTTTTGCTTTAAAAGTAAAAAATCCTTCAATTTTATTAAACAAAAGATTGTATAAATCATTTATATTTGAATTTATCCCTGCTTTTTCGATATATTTGTCAATTGTATAAAAAATATCCTTTGCTTTATTTTCAATCTCTTCTCTTGTATCTCCTTTTACTTTTATATATACTTCAAAATCTTCAATATCTTTATTTATAAGAGAGACAGGAACTTTAAAGTCCCTATAAAGTGTTTCAACCATTTTTAACTCCTTATTAATGTGAATTTACTTTTATCGTAGGCGTTGGAGCTTGAGTTGTAATTTTTGTTTCTACAATAGATATAATAGTTTGTGGTCTAAAATTGACTTTGTAATAATAAGCAGGAACATTTACTTCTTTTAATTGTTCAATAAAATAAGCCGTATTATCTGATAAACCGAAATATTCTTTAATGTAAGAATTGTGTCCAACTTTACATGTTACTTCTAATTGATTATCATGTTTATCATAATCTATACTACAAAATCCCTTTATTTCAAGTAGGTATTTATCGGTTATACCATTAAAAAACACAATTCGTCTTAATACTTTAAAATTATCCGCCTCATAACTAATATTATATGAGGCGGTTTCTGCTTCTCTTGAACAACCTATAAATAAAGTAGCTAATATTAACCCAAAAATTAAAATTTTAGTTTTCATTTTTAATTCCTTTACTTATATTTATTTTGCAATTTCTATAATCAGCTTTTAACCATTTAGCTTTTGCCTCAGATGAAGTATCCTTTTGAAATTTACCATCTATTATCTTGCCTTTTCTACTATTAATTTCTTTCCAAGTTTCATATAAAGTACATTTAGGGTCATAACCAAGTTTCATTAACATACCTATACAAAAAACCATAATGTCATTAATACCGTCTACAATCTCTTCTTCATTAATTCCAACATAATCATCAAATTTTTTCTTTTCTTCCTCTGTTAAATCTAACATAAAGAAACCTTCAACCCATTCTTTTAAAATAGGGCGTTTTTCTTTTGTAAGTTTAAACCCCGCAATTTCAAACATTTCTTCAATTATATTTGTAAATTCATTTACCATATCAAATTCTTGTTGGTCTAATAATCTTTCTCTTTGCCATTTTTCAATTCTATTAATTATATTGTTTGGAATATCATCAATATAAAATAATGTTTGATTTGTAACATAATCATAATGTGTTGTAATCCCATCAAAATTAAAATCTTCTATATGCCCTGTATCATCAAATTCTACACTAAAAAATTCATATTCTCTTTCAACATCGATAACAATCCCGTAACCATATCTACAATCCCAAACCCTATCATTTAATTTCACATTTTTAAAATAACTCATTTTAACTCTCCTTTTTGTTTTAAATATTTTTTAATTTTTTGATGTTTTTCTTTAATTTGTTTATCTTCTTGTTCAGTATAGCACTTTTTAGTTCCACTTTTAAATAAAATACAAAACCCAATTCCTAAATCTTTATATTTAATACTACCATTTTTATTCCAACCAATAGGTATTGAAAAAGGTTGTAAATCCTCTATAAGAACTATCTCATCTAAATATATTAAATCTTTTCCTATTTGTATTGTCATTTTTAACTCCTTTCTAAATGTTCAAAAATTAATTGCTGTGGTAAAAGTTTCCAACAAAACCAACTTGTATTAAACCAATTTCCACCACCTTTTTTAAGACCCATATGTTCTAAAAATTGCACTCGTCTATCTAATACAATCACTTCAATCCCATATTCTCTAAACATATTACCTCTTTTAATTCCTTCAAGAGTAGTAATAGGTAATAAAAAAGCAAATGGTTTTCCTAATTGATAAGCTCTTTCTAAAAATTTATCTTTCAAAGAATAAGGCGGGTTTGTCACGATAATATCATAATCAAAGTCAGGAATGTCTTTTAAAAAATCAAAACCATTTTTTAAATGTGTATTTACAACTTTAAAGCCATTTTCTTTTAAAACTTTTGTTATATTACTATTACCAAAATCAGTGCATTCCCAAATTACTTTGTTTTTTGGTAAATATTTTAATAAAGGTTTAATTGCATACTCAGGTGTATAAATTTCATCAAACTTTTTGCTTTGTTTTAATGCCTCTTTAATTGCCATTTTTTGCCTTTATGCTTTTAAATCTAATTTTAAATCAAAGTCTATTAATTCTAAATCTCTTTCTAATAATCTTCCTTTTAACCTTTTATTTTCTATTTTTTCTTGATTATAAAGTTTTTTATAATAGTTAATTTTATTTTCAAGTTCATTAATATATTCTTGTAATAAGCGTAAATGATAAAATTTAATAGATAACTTATCATTATCAGTAATTTCAAGTTTCCATCTTTTAATTGCTTCAATAGTAGGTTGAACGATTTGTTTTTTATTTTTCATTTTTCTCTCCTTTATTTTTTAATATATTAAAGGCTATCATAAACGCTTTTTTAAAAGCGTTATCATCTATGTTTAAGAAAAACTTTTCATCTACCATAAAACTATCTTTTCCGTTATTATAAACAACTTCTAATTGTCCATCACTACTCTTTAACCATTCTTTAAAAGCGTCCCAAAATAGAACGCCTGAAATAGCGTCAAGTGCTGTTTCTTTATCATATGCTTTTTCTATTACAAAAACCTTTTTATTTTTCCGTTTATTTTTCATTTTTCTCTCCTTTATTTTTATTGCATTAAAATTATAAAAAATTTTTTATAGTTTGTCAAGTTCTTTTATTTTAAATTTATCAAATTCCCATTTAATACAACCTTTATAATCTTTCTGTAACCAAACAACTCCCCATTGAAAACCACTTTGTGGAAACTCTTTTGGTGTTTTATCTAAAAGCAATACTTCTTTAATACCATAATTATTTTCTTTCATTTCTCTTAATCTTGCTTTTAAACTTAATAAATGATTTAAAGTAATAAGATATACAATATTTTTAGTATTTATTTTATAAGAATGTTTTAAAAAGTCTCTAACTAACGAAAAAGGAGGGTTAGTAATAATCCAATCGACTTGTTTATTATAATCAAAAAAGTTTTTATTTTCTTTTATTTCACACCATTCTTTGTTTTCTGGTAAATATTTATAAAAACTACCATTTCCTTTACAAGGCTCTAAAAATAAATCATTTGTTTTAAAATATTGTTTAAAATAATTTATTATTTGTTTTGCCAAATAATCTGGTGTATATATTTCATCGTTTCCTGAATTTGGTACTAATTTTTTAGACATTGTCGCGTTCCTTTTTAAGTTCAAACCACTCAATATCTTTTCCTCCAACCAGAAAATCTTTACAATAATAAATAGATTTAAAACTTGGTCTTTTTCCTATTAAACCTTTTTCATTAAAAAACATAGCTCGTTTATTAGGCATTAATAATTGCAATTTTATATCCTTAAATACATTATAAACTCCACTATCATTTAACCAACTTGCTGTATTCAATAAGCAAAAAGGCTTATTAAAACTAATTGCTCTTTCAAAAAAACTTTTTTTATTTTTAAATGGTGGATTACTTATAATAATATCCCAATCTTCCTCTGGTTCATATTCAAAGAAATCTTGTCCTATTGCTATATGAGAAGCAATCACACTATATCCTTCTTTTTCAAAAATATCTACATAATTACTTCTAAACATCTTAATTCTATTATATAGTATATCCTCTTTTAAATCAAAAGGACACCATATTATTAAATCTTTTTTAGCTTTTATTCTTTTTGACTCTCTAAATTTCTCAATAAAAGGAATAAGAGGAAGAATCAAAGAAGGGTATGTATAACTTTCGTCATTCCCTGTAAATTTATATTGATTAACATTCATTACCAAGCTCCTTTAAATATTTTTCGATTTCTTTTTCATCAATATTATTTGGTAAGGTTATAACTTCTTTCATATTATAGCCTATATCAAGTTCTGCTTCTAATTTTACAACAGGTTTTTCATAAAGTCCATTATTATAATCTTTTACCATACATTCAATTAAATTATCATTTACAAATTTAATAACCTTTAAATCTTTTTTAATATATAAATATATGGCATCATGAATTGTATTAACAATTTTAATTTTATCTATTAACCCTGCTTCTTCAATTTTCTTTTGAAAACAAACTATCGCATAAAGTGTTAAAATATTTCCACTTTGGATATTAAAATTAGTTGCTACTCTTTGAGCTTTTTCTTTTGTTTGAGTATTCCAACTTTTAATATCTGGTATTAATAGTCTCAAACCCGAATAACGCGAAATTAAATAGCCTTGCTTTTCAGCTTGTTTAATAATACTATCTTGATATTCTTTTGTAACTTTATATAAAGTCCAATAAGCATCATATATTTCTTTTCCAACTAAATGTTCACTCCCACCATAACTTAAACCAAAAGTATAAGGTTTACCTTTTTGCCTAATTTCAGGATATTTTTTCTTTATGGAATTAATTACATTAATTCTATATGTTTCTTTATCAATTTCTTTTTTATTTTTATAATTATCTGGTAACAAACTTTCACTAAAATAATCAATTTCTCCGTTTTCTAATTCAACTTCGTAAAATTTTGTATCACTTTTAAGTTTTTCTATTTTTTCTTTAATATCAGGCATTTCATCAGAAAAATAATAAAAAGCGTTTTGACAATGTCCATCCACGCCTTTTAAAAATACATCAAGTTTTGCAGGGTCTTTACTTGCATTTGCTATTAATCTATCTTCTAAAGCACTATAATCTGACGCTCCTAATAAAAATTCCTCAGGTGCTATAAATAATTTTTTAATTTCTTTTCCATATTTACTACCACTTGGAATTGTTTGCATATTAATAACCCCACTACTACTTAATCTACCACTAATTGTTCCGCTCTGATTAAAATTAGCAAAAATCCTATAATCATTTGGTGCAACTTCAATATACCCTTCAAGCATATTTTTTAAATAAGCTGTTTTTATTTTTTCACTTGCTTGGTATTCACTTATTAAATTTAACACTTCTAATTTTTCTTCATCTTTAATTGTTTTTTTCCATTCTTCTAAAACTTCATTACTTGTTGAAGGCTCACCTGCTTTTGTAGTTTCAATAACAGGCAAATCCATAACTTCAAAAAATAAAATTTTTTTCTGTTGGCTACTACTTGGATTAAAAGGTTTTAAAAATTCTTCCCAATTTTCTTTTTTATTTTTGTGAGTTTTATTATATTTTTCTTTTGCTTGTAATGCTAAAATTTTTTCAGTAGCTTTAACATAAACATTTTCTCTTAATTTTGCTAAATCTTTTTTAACAATTTCTTTCATTCTTTCATAAAATTCTTTAGTTTGCTCTAAATCAATACGCAAACCATTCATTTTCATTTTATTTAAAGCAAAACCAATATCTCTAAATTTTCTATAAGTCTCCACAAAACCTTCTTGTTTTAATTCTTTCCACAAATCTTTAAAAATTTTATAGTTTGCAACCACATCAATATTATTATAAATAGCAACTTTTTCAAAATCATACTCTATTAATTTACTTTGGTCTATTTCTTTATCCCAATCTCCAAAATATTTAAAAGCTAATTGCTTTAAACTTAAATTTTTTCTTTCAGTAGAATTATAAAGTAGATAAGCCATAAGTAATGTATCATCAATTTTAAATTTATTAATTAAAGGCTCTTGATTTATTTGAAAATTAAAGTCTCTCATAATTTCATGAACTAAAAAAGTTAAGTCAAAACCTAAAAAATTATGTCCTATAATTACACCTTCATAATTTTCAAAAAACTCTTTTAAATATTGTTTAATTAATTGATAATCTTCTTCACTATGATATTGAGGATGAATAGCAATACAAGTAGGGTTTTTGGCATCTTTTGTAAAACTAATTGTAAGAAGCCTGTTTTTATACCATTCAAGCCCTGTTGTCTCAATATCACACACTACTGCTTTTGTTTCTAATAATGTGTCTAAATATTGTTTTACTTCATTTGGTTGTTTTAAAAAGGTATGATTAATTTCAATATTTTCAAATTTATCTTTATATTCACCTTTTATAAAGGCTTTATAAGCTTCAAAACTTAATTGTAACTCTCTTGCTCTATTTGGATATCTTTCAACAATAATAGGATTTAAAAAAGGTATAATATTTATTTGAGATAAATCAAAGATTTCTTTATTTTTCCCACTACCAAACGAAAATTCTGTTCCTTTAATAACTCTACCAAAATTATTACTAAAATTTTTATCTTTTGTAATTTCCTGATAAGTATCTGAATGCCCTATTAACCATACATCTATACCCATAATTTGTGAATATTCAAAAACCTCTTCTATAACTTCCTTTAAAACTGCTTTTTTAATTCTTCCTTTTTTAGGAACAGGTATAGACACAAAAGCAAAATCTTTTACATCTAAATTAAAAGGTTGCAATAATTGCTTATGTAAAAAACCATAATTTTCTTTAAAACAAATATTGTCTGGTAACCAAATAATTGCTTTTGGATTTGTAGTATTGTAAGTAAATAAATAGTTCATTTTAATCTCCTTTTATATTAATTTCAATGATTATTTTATTATTTTCTTTATTTATATTTATTAAGTAATTTTTATTTTCTTCATACTTTTTATAAGGTCTTAATAAACAATCCATAGAAATAAATAAATTATTCAATTCATAAACACAACCATCATCTGCAGTAAATAAAATACTACTAAAATTAGCATCTTGTGGAGGTCTATTATCAAAACTAATACTTTTTATTTTAAGAGGACTTTTTCTTTTATCAAAATAAAATTTACATCCAATAAGTTTTTTTAATTCTATTGTTCCATCAAATTCAATTATTAAATAATCCTCTGGTAGAGAATTACTCATAAATAGCCATCTATCAAAATTATAAATTTTTAAATCACTTAAATCAATTAACAATCTTATTTTTTCTCGTTCTCTATAAATAAAATGGTCTTTTGTTAATATTTTCATTTTTTTCTCCTTTACTTTAATTTAGCAACAATATTATAAAAAATTTTTTATAAAAAAGCAAGAAAAATTAGAAAGATTTAAAAGAATTTATCCATTTTTGATAGGAGACATATAAAATAATATCTTTGTGAGAAATTTTTAATTTTTGAGACCATTCTTTTTGTAACCTACAACGCCTTTCGCCCTTTTCTAAAAAACAAAAAGTAAAAAATAAAGGCTCTTTTTTGTTTTTATGTTCTCTCCTTAATCTACCTATTGTCTGTTCGTAAGTTTCTTTTGTATGTGTTGCCAAATTAATAATAGTATCCATTCTATAAATACTTACGCCTTTTTGCAAAATAGTGCCTCCAATTAATACTCTTAACTTTTCATTTTCAAAATCCTCTAAATATTTTTTTCTTTCTTTACCTGTAGTAGCTTGATTAATAATTTCAGCTCTTATACCTTTTTTAGCTAATAGGTTTTTTAAATTTTCTTGGTTTTCATTATAAGTAGAATACAAAAATATACTTCTGCCTTTCTTTAATAAAAATTCAACAAAATCAACAACATCATCTAATAAAAGTTTTGAATTATAAAGTCTTTGCCAAGCTTTTTGAGCTTCATATTTTCCACTATAAAAAATAGGTAAATAGTGTTGAATTATTATATGCTTAACAGGTTTAATGTCAGGATTACCTCCTATAACTAAATTACTAAAATGGTCATAAATAGCTTCAGTAAGACCATCAGAACGCGTAGGGGTAGCACTTAATCCTAATCTATATTTAGCATCAAAAGAAAGCATTGTTTTTGTTAATGCCCCTACTGAAACTAAATGGCATTCATCAACTATAATAAAACCCACTTCTTTATTTAGTCTATTAACTACATCTTTATTTAGATTTAAAAATTGAAGTGTAGAAATATAAATATCTCCTTTTTCAAATTTATTTTTAGAATTCAATAAAACCACTTTGGCGTTTGAATTTTGTGTAAATTCTTTATAAGTTTGCTCTACCAAAGAAGTTTTATCAACTAAAAACAAAGTTTTAATTCCTAATTGTTTTATTAAATAAATAGAACTATATGTTTTACCAGACCCTGCTGGTGCTTGATAAATACACGCATTTTCAGGAGAATTTTTAAGTTTATCTAAAATTTTTTTAATATCTTTCTTTTGATAGTCTCTTAAAGAAAAATCAATTAAATTAAAATTTATTTTTTCGCCAGAATTTTTTTTACAAATTAATTTAAAATTATCAGTTTTTAAACTTCTTATTAATTTTTCATAATTTCTTGGTAAAATTAAACCTTCTTTAATAGGGATTATAGTAGAAACTTGTTCTTCTTTTCTTTTATCATAATAAATATAGTTTCTTATATTAACATTTTTTACAAAATCTTTTTTTATTTTATAACCAGAACAAATTACAATTTCCATGGTTAAACCATTTCAAAAAATTTACTTAATTTATCATATAAAAAAGCTCCTATTCTATAATTACCATTTCCTAAATTTTCAATATACTTTTCAAATTTTTTTAAAACATACAAAATTCTTTGCTTACTATCTCCTGTTTCACTTGCAATTTCTTTTAAAGAAAATTTCCCTTTTTCCCTTTGAATTTTAGCTCCTAATAATAAATACAATAAACCTCTAACAGAAATAGAATTTAATTCATTTTTTGAAATTTCATTTAATCTTTTTAATAACAATTTCATTTTTCTCTCCTTATAAAATTTTTTGAATTATAATATATTTTAAGGTTGAAATCCATAGTTTTTTGCCAATTCACTACTTGAAACACCACTTAAAATAAGTTTTTTGTTTATTTTTAAAATTCTTGAATATAAACTTTTTAAAATTTGTCCACTATATGCTTTATTATTTGCAAGTTCAGTGCCGATATTATAAACAACATTATATTCTTTCAAATTCAAATCATTTATATTTAATTCATTTTTCAAAATATCTGATTGAAGTTCAGAAAAATCAAAACCCTGAACTTCTCCATAAAAATTTTCTAAAAGATATTTTACAATTTTTTCAATATTTTGATTAATAATCAAAATATTATTTTTAAATTTTAGTTTATTTTCAATTTTAACTAAATCAACTTCTGTTAATTCTACTTTTGCCCAACTTTTTGGGAAACCATAATAAAAATACATAAGTTCAATTTTTCTATTCATACTTGTGCCTTTCAATTATTTCTGAAATTACTTTTAAACACTTTATAATAAAATCTTCCATTTCTTCATTCTTAATAACAAAATCAAAATTTAAGTCTTCCCAATCTTTTTCACTAATGTGATTATCTTTACTTTGTATGTCTCTTTCTATTTTAATAGCATAATATTCATAATCTGGGTAATCGTTTATCAAACTTTTATATTCATTTTTAAAGCGTAAATCAGGTATAAAAATAATATCATAGTTATTTTTATCAATTTCTTTTTTTAATACTTTTACAAAAATATCTTTTCCAAAAACTTCTCTTAAACTCATACCTGTATCTTGCAACAATTCACGCATTGTTTTATCTCCAACTACTTCAAAATCCTTATTTTTCCATTCTTCTATTACTTCAAGGGGAAAACCCCATTGTTTTGAAACAAATCTTTTTAAAGGATAAGCAAAAGAAAGTTTTTTTATCTTTAATAAAGGATAATTTTTTAAAATATAATCCATCATAATATTTGCACAAGTATCTTTACCCGCCCCTTTTTTACCACTTATACTAATAATTATTTTTGGCATTATAACTCCTTAATTATATTTTCATATAAATTAGTTTGATAAATTTTAATACTATTTAACATTGCTAAAGCTATTTTTCTTATTTCTTCTTGTGCATCTTTTTTTAATCTTAAATTAAAAAAGTTTACTAAACTATCTTTATCCATCTGTACCCAAAATATTGTATAAGCACCAACAGGTTGAATTGCCCTTGCTTGTTCTGGTTTTAAACCTGTTTCTAAAGCCTTTTCATATACTGAAGTTATATAATTATAAGTATCTTCAAACATTCTTTCAATATTTTGTCTATCGCCATAATCTAATGAATTATAATTTTCCATTTCAGGCATATAAAATTCAAAAGGCACTTTATTATTTTTTACATACCTACGACTCATTTCTAAGTAACTTGCTCCTCTATGACGCATAAATTGTCTTGCTACAAAAATAGGGCATTTTATTTTAAATGTGGCAACTTCACTTGCATGGTCAAGCATTAATTGAGTTAAAATATCCTTATCCCCATCAGCTATTTGTTCAAAAGTTGGCAAATTTTCATGCCTTAAACTTTCTCTTATCCTATCACTAAAATAAGCTGGTGTAATAAACTCAAACACACTTTCATGCTTTAAAACTTGTAATCTTTTATACAACTTAGCTGGGTCTTTTGCTTGTTCATTACCATAACTCAAACTTGCAATTGTGGCAACCATTTCTTCTCTACTTTCTTGATTAAGATTACCAGCCCAACCGCTCCACAATTCTACAAAACCATTTTCCCATTTTGTATTAATATTATAAATAGGTTTTACCAAAGAGATTCTTTTAAAATATTTATTTTCCATTTGCTTTTCCTTTCAAGAATTTTAATAATTCTTTTTCAAGTTTTTCTTTTGTTGGTTTTTTTCTTATTTTTTTAACCATTTTACTACTTGTATGGTATCTTAAAATAGTTTCTTTAGGGATTTTAAATTCTTTAACTAAACCTTCAGGTATTATTAAATCATAATAGTAGATTTTTTTCTCTTCTGGTACATACAAAATTGTTCCTTTAAAGTTTTTATAAGTAATTTCAACTATCATTTTTTTCTCCTTTCAAATTTTTATAAATTTTAACAAATTGTTCTTTTGCACTTAAAAAATCAGAATGCTTACTAATAACTACTCTTTTATTATCTTTAAATCTTGTTATAAAATATATTGTACCATATTGCCCTATTTCAAAATCTTGCATAATTTTATCTTTTAATGCTTTGTTATACATAATATTTATATACTTTTCGTTCTTTTTATTTTTCTTTATTAATTTTTTAATAAAAGTAAACATTAATTCCTCCTTTATAAAATTATTCCCGTATCATCAAAACGCATAAAATGAAAATTTGTTTCAGCCACATATACATTTTTTTGAGCATTTCTCGCCTTTATTGTAAAAATTCTTGCAACTTTATTATCATAATCATCTTTATTTTGATAAATAAACAACAATACAGTGGCACTAAACTCAAGCTCTCTACTACCTCTTGTAGTAATAGAAATTCTATTATCTTTTTCTTTTACTTCAGTTAAATTAACTTGTGTTGGAGCTATTATAACAATTCCAAGCTCCCTTGTCAATCTATGTAATTTCTTTACAAAACTACTTAAACTTTTCCATTCTTCTTTTGAAGAAGGCATTTCTACTAAATTGAGATAATCAATACCAAAAACTTTAAAACCCTCTTTTGCTCTAATTCTTATTTCTCTCTCTAATTCATAAACATCATAAGGCTGGTCATTTATATAAAATTTATTTTCTCTATTAAAAAATTCTTTCTTCCATTGATTAATTTTTTCAACATAATCAGGATTTCCATAAACTTTTTTAAAATATTCTTGATTTTCACAACAATACATTCGTGCTATTGTTTCATCGTTTCCAAGCTCAAGATTAAATAAACAAACATTTTCACCTTGTTTATAAGAATGTAACAATTGTTGTAAAGTAAAAATAGACTTACCTCCTCCCGATAAACCTCCTATTATAGAAAGACCTCCAAGCATTAAGTTTTTATCTTTCATTGATTTCATAAAAGGCTCTATCAATTTAATATTAATAGGATTATAATCGGCATCTTTAACATCAATAGTAGCTTTTGTAGCAATAGAAAGTTCTTCTTCAATTTTTTTAATCAAAGAAACCGCGGTTTTATCTTTTTCTTTTAATTTATAAACTAATGTTTCTATATATTTATCAATAATATTTAATTGATAACTTTCAATTAAAATTTCTAACAAACCATTTTTATCAATATCATTAACATCTATATCTTCAAAACTTTCTAACAAACTAATATAATTTAATTCTTCATTCTCCTTAACATTAAGTTTAATATAATCTTTTAAAAGGTCAAATGAAGGTAAAAATCCTTTTTCTTTTTCAAAATTATCAATAAAAAAATATATATCCTTTAATCTTGTTATAAACATTTCTGCTTTAAGTCTACGAAAAAAAGATAAATCTTTTTTCTTCAAAACATAAGCTAACGCCATTCTTTGTGACGAATTAGTATTAATCATATTGTAACCTTTCAACTTTAACACCATTTTCTTTTAAAAACTCTAAACCACTTGTATCCCTATATTCTTCTTTATAAACCACTCTTCTAATACCCGCTTGTATAATGTGTTTAGCACAATTATGACAAGGGGATAGTGTAACATAAAGAGTTGTATCTTTTGTTGGTAGCCCATTTTTAGCACAAAATAAAATTGCATTCAATTCAGCATGTATTACTATATCGTGATTAGTTTTAAGTTCTTTTTTAACTTCAAAATCTCCAACAATTCTATAATTATTTGAATTATCATTTAAAAAATCAATAATTCCAATTTGTTTACCACATTTAGAACAAAACACTTTTCTCTTTTCTTTATCTTCTATTAGGTCTGCCTCACAACATTTACTTACCAAAATCTCTTTTTCTTCTTCACAATCAAATTTTTGAGGAACTTCTACATAACCAAAACCCCCACAACAATAACAAGTGCAATTACCATTAACACCTCTACCATTACAACAATTACAAATTTCTTTAATTTTTTTAGAATAACCTGTTGGCGTTCCATTATAACCGACACTAATAATTCTCCCGTCTTTTGCTATAACTGCCCCTACTTTTGCTCTAATACATTTACTTTGTTCAGCCCAAACCTCTGCTGTTTTCATCATTGCAATATCATATTTTTTCATTTTTAACTCCTTTTTATTATTACTTCATTTTTTTTAAATATTTTATTTCCTTTAATCTAAACTTAACATAAATTGTTTAATTTGTTTAATAGTTTTTACAACTTTTTTATAGTATTTTAAACCCTTTTTCCAATTATAACCAGCATTATAACTACAAACTGCTCTTTTCCAACTAATTTGTTTACTATAACCTTTGCTTCGCCAATAATTATAAAAAAACTTAAACCTTTCTAAAGCAACACTAAAACTAAAATCATAATCTTTTATTAATCTTTCACAAATTCTACTTTGTTTCCATTTATTAGAATTTATAGTAGAGGGCATAATATGAAAAACACCACAACTCGGATCATTTAAGTCTATTAAATATTTACCAAACTTACTTTCAACCCAAGCAATTGCTGTCATCGTATATTGTAAATCAAATTTTTTAGCTTTATCCCAAGTCTTTTTCATAATTTGATATTGTTGTTGAGATAAATGAAACATAGGATTTTGAGCAAATAAATTTGATGAAATTAATAAAGTGATTAATAATTTTTTCATACTAATTCCTTTATATTTAATTTTCAAAAATTATAAATAAAAAAGGAAAAATTGTCAAGAATTTTTTACGAATTATTTAAAAAATTCAAATATTCAATACCTTTTTCTATATCAAGAAATAATTTTATTCTATCAAAAGAAGAATCAGAAGGATTAATCACAGCAAGAACAGCAGGAGTTATATTTGTATCGTGTGTCATAAACTTTTTACCATATTCATCAAATCTTTTATAACTACCAACTACAAAACAATGACTTATTTTATTATCTGGTTGAACATACATTTGATAACCAAATTGATGAGTATGCCCCATACAAATAATATCATCAGGTTTATTAAAAATTGCTTGTTTTACTAAAGGAAAAGCTGGATTATACTGACTTCTACCAGAAAAACTATGTCTCATTCTAATTGTAACATTCGTATCGTTAGGAAATTGTAAATTTAATCTAATGTCTTCAGCAACAATACATTCTTCTCCTAAAACCTCTCTAAAATAAACTTCAAATAAATTCCACACATCATGATTTCCTAAAACACAAGCTAAAATATGTAAATTATCAAAATAATATTTTAATAAAGCAAACGCCTCTTCTTGTGTTATAGAATGTTTTGCAAACAATTTTGAAAGATAACCTACCCAATTATCTAAATAATCTCCTAAACCTATAATAAAAACATTTTCATTTTTTCTTGCTAATTCTAAGTGTTTTTCAAATAACTCTAAATCAGTCGCTTGATTGTCTAAATGTGGGTCACCCATAAATAAAATTCCAATCGCTTTATTTTCTTTAAATTTTATAGGGACATTTGAAAAATATTGGTCCTTTTGTTTTTCATATTTAAAAATTTCTTTTCTAACTTTTATAATATCATCAATTTCTCTTTTTAATTGAGGGGGCTTAATTTGTTCATATTTTGCTTTTTTTCTCCAAGTATAATAAGTTCTTTCCGCTATCCCTAATTCCAACAAAATCTCATCTCTTTCTTTACCTTGCTCTAATAATTTACAAAATCTATTAAATTTTTCATAATCAAATCTTGCCATTTTAATTCCTTTCCTTAATTAAATTTTAATGGTAGTCTAAATTGATATCCTTTTGGTAATAAACTATCATCTCTTACAAATTTTACATTTTTACCTCCTATACCATAGAGTCTATATTTTTCAACTTCTGTTTCAAAATAATGATTTTTTACAAAGTCAAAGTGTTCTACAAATTCATTATCAATATTACTTATTGCAACTTCATAAAAATTCTTATAACACATAGGGCATAATTGTTTTTTAAATTTAGAAAAATAATTACCACAACAAACACATTTTCTAAACATTCCTACTTGCAAATCCACTATTTGTCTATAAATTTCTTCTTTATTAAAATAATAAATATTTTCTTGAACATATAAATTTTCCAAACCAAATGTTACAATTTCATCAGTTATTTTATACTTAATTTTTTTACCATTTTCTAATATAAAACCAATAGGTAACAAATTTTCATCAAACCAATAATCTAAAACTTTAATAAAACTTTTTCTTGTTTTTAATTTTAAAATTTTAATGCCTTGTTTATCTATTATTAAATGTTTTTTAATTAAATTTTTACCTAAACTTTTTAAATCATAGAAAGTATTAATTTCTTTTATATTAGGATATTTAATTTTTATGTTATTGTATTTTTTAAAACGAAAATTTTTAATTTTTTTGCCTTCGTTAATCATAAATAAAGGAACTAAAATGTCTTTTTCATAAATAAAATAAAAGGACATGTTATTTTTAAACTTAAAAATTTCTTTTAAAAAACTAATTATTTTTTTACTTTTTAAATCAGAATCAATTAAATTTCCTTTTTTAACAAAACTAAAAATTTTATATTCACTTACACCTTTAGGTAAAATATAAAAATCTAAAGGATAATTTAATTTATCGCCAACGCCTCTAAGCAATTTAATTTTATAATCTTTTAAATCCAAATTTTCAATTTTTAATAAAGCATATAACTCTTCTTTTGTATATAACTTTTTTAAAACACTTAAAATAAAATCTTCACCTACATTTAAAAATTTACCACTTAAAAACAATTTAATTATCCAAACTATCTTTTTATTAATACTTTTAGTATATTCTTTTAAAGCCGTTAAATCTCCTTGCTCTATATAAAAAAGAATTAAACCTAATGCTGAAATTAAATCTCCACCTTCTATCAAATCACCTTCTCTTATAAAACTTAAAAAATTTTTATTTTTTGGAGTTAAAGAATAATATGCCGAAATTAATAATTCAAATTCTTTTCTAAACTTATTATAAGCAACTAAAAAAGCATTTTGTCTATTATAGTAGCCTTTTTCAAAATAAAAATCATTTACTAAATTAAAAAGAATTGTAATATTTTTTGATTTCATCACTATCTATCCTTTCTACTTTACCATATTGAATAAAATCTCTAATAAAAATAATACTTTTTACTATAATAAATTTAAGACTACTCAAAGATATGTTATTTACTTTAGCCGTTTTTATTAAACCATAACCTTTTATAAAATAATCATGCAAAAGTTTTAATTCAAAATCAGTAAAATAATTTTTTAATAATTCTCTTATATTTTCTTGTAATAAATATCTCTCAACATCTTCCATATAATTTTCATTTATATGAAATTCCTCATAATTTTCAGGGGGAGCAGTAAGCCAACTTTCTTTATCTTTTAAACTTTTTTTAATTGCACCATATTTATTTAAACTATTTTTAGCAACCCAATCTAACATTCTTCCATAAATTTTTTTATAAGCAAATCCCATAAAATAATCGTTTTTATCACTATCATATTTTTCTTTTGCTAAAAGATAACCTAAAACCCCTTCTTGAATTAAATCCTCTAAATCAATTCCTGCAAAACTTCTCTCGTATATTTTATAAGCTAAACCTTCAATGTGTTTATAATCTTTTTCTGGTATATTATACTTATTTGACATTTATAAGCTCCTTAACTTCTAAACTTGAAATCCCATTTTCTTTTATAACAGTAAACAAATAATCAGCAAAAATTTCTTCAATTTCATTGTGATGTGTAATAATAAATATAGCTTTATCTTTTTTCAAATAATTTAAAACATTTTTCATAAACTCAATCCCCTCATCATCTAAAACACCAAGTAATTCATCTATAACAAGAAAATTAATATTTATACCAATTAATTCTTCTAAAGTTTTAATTGTGGCTAAAAGCAATAACAAACTAACTCTTGTCTTTTCGCCTGAACTTAATTGATAAAAAGTTTTTTTAACACCTCTATCTATAAATTTATAATCCAAACTTCCTTTATTTATTTTAATTTCAAAATCGAAATCAAAAGCACTTTTATCTTTAAAAAATTCAATATTAAGTTTTAATAAACGCACATAATCTTTTAAAAATTCGTTCATTATGATACCTTTTTTAAACAAACTTAAAATTTCTTTATATACATCAATTTTCTTACTTAAATAAAGGCGTTTTTCTTTTAATTCTTTTAATTTCTCTCTTAATTTATCAATATTATCTTCAAGTTGTTTTTTAAGTTCTTTTTGTTTTATATATTCATCTCTTTTTACTTTTAATTTTTCAATTTGTAATAAAATATCTTTTTTCTTTTGTTCAAAACTATTTTTAATTTCTTCATACTTTTCTTTTAAAATATCTACTTTATTTTTCTCTTTTTTATAATACTTTTTAAATTCCTTAAATTCTTCATCCGCCTTTTTAAATTGTTCCTCATAAATTTTATATTTATCAACCACTTGACTACCACAAACAGGACAAATACCTTCTTTTAAATCTTCTTTCAATTTATATAAATTTTCAGCTTTAAATTTTAATTCAATTGCTCTTTCTTTTAAATTATCTACTTTTTCTTTTTGTTTTAAATATTCTTGTTCTTTTTGTTGAATTATTGAGACTATTTCACTTGTTTCTAATTTATATAATTGTTCTTTTAATTTATTTATTTCTTCCTCATAATTTATTTCCTCAATTTCTTCAAGTTTATTAAATAAAGATAAGTTATCTTGAATAGAATTATACTGAACTAATAATAAATCATATTCTTTTTTCAATTCTCTAATTTGTTTTTGAATAACCTCTTGATAAGCCAACACTTTTTCAACATTAAAAAACCTATAAACAATATTATTTTTACCCGTTATTTCAATAATACTATCAAGTGAAGTTTGATTAAGATAAGTAAGCGAAGTAATTACATCAAAATCATAATTAATAATTTCAGTTTTAATCAAATTTAATTGATTTGTAATTCCTTTAGGACTTATATATTCTCCATTTTTATAAATATCAATTGACATTTTATTTCTATCGTTAATAATCAAATACTCGTTTTCTTTTTTCTTAAAGTTAAGAGAGATAACATATGGTTTTTTAGTGTAAACATTATTAACTGACTGAATATTTCCTTTTTGGTCTTTAAGGTTTTTATTAAAAAGGCACTGATAAATTGCATTAAAAATACTTGTTTTACCCGCCCCGTTGCTTACTAATGTATCGCTTTTTATGTCTTTATTAATACCTTTAACAAGATAAACCCCATTTTTAAATTCAAACTCAACTTGCCCTAATGAATAAAAATTTTCTATTTTAATTTTTTTAAACTCATACATTGTGAAACTCCTTAAATAAAGAAACAAGCTTTTTGTGTTCAGTTTTTACTTCTTCATAATTTTTTGAAGCAATAGTTATTATATTGCCTCCTCTTAAATAAACATCAAAATAAAAAGATTGTTCTAATAAAACTACTCCTAAATACCTTTTCTCATTTATCTTAAAAATATCTGAAAAACCTTGTATATCTTCTTTATTTATATAATAATCCCCAATTTTAACCATTATAAATCCTTTTCAATCAACTCAAGCTCACTAATAATTTCTTTTTTAAGGTCTTTATCTTCTATTTTTAAATGTTTTTTAATAATATCAGTTATAACTATTTGTTTATCATTATGCTTAATTTCAGAAATAACTTCTTTTTTTTCATTCTCAATTTCCTCAATATTTATAAAAGAATATCTTACAATTCTTTCTCTATTATTTTCAATAAAATCAATCAAAGCATCTGTTTTAATAGCTGAAATAACTTTAAAAACATCTTTTTTATTTTGTTTTAAAACTAACTTTAATTTATCTATATCTTTCTCTTCTTTTATTACCAACTTTACCAAATTAGGTAAATTTAATTGTTTCCATTTAACTTTATAATTCTTATTCTCTACATTTAAAACTATATAACCAAAATCTTCTCTATCATCAAAAACAACAGAATAAGGACTTGAAGTATATTCAATATTAACAGCGGGTTTGTAGTGTTGATGAATATCAGAAAGAATTGCATAATCAAAAGTTTTACTTACAAAAACATTATCAATTTCATTAGTCATATAAACATTAATAGCACTTCTATAATGTGAAAATAAAATATTAATATCGGTAAAAAACTCATTTTTAAGTTTATAAATTTCAAAAATTTTATGATGAGAAACAAACCAAAAAGTAATATCATTTGTAACTCTTAAAAAACCTTTATCAACATATTCAAAATTAATTTGAGGTAGATAATCATATAAACATTCATTTTTTGATAAATCTTCATGATTTCCACTTATAAGAATAATTTTATTTTTTACAAAATTATTTGCTTTTTCTATCCATTCGTAAAATTTTTTTAATTCATACCAACTTGGATTTGCCTTATCTAAAATATCTCCATTTAAAATTAAAATGTCAGGCACTTCTTTTTTTATAACTTGAATCAAATTAAAAAATCTACGCTCATAAAAATCTTCTTTTTCATTAATCTTCAAATGAATATCGCCAAAAACAACTACTTTCATTATAATTTCCTTTTTATTAAATTATAATGAAAGTAGTTAAAAAAAGAAAAAGAAAGAAGACTAATAAGAAGTCTCCAAATCATCGTCATCCTCTTGTTCTGCAACTTCTTTTTCTATTTCACTTGCTTTTGTAGGAACTTTTGTTTTTATACCCGTAGACTCTACCCATTCATCCCATTTTTTAATAAGTGGAATAGTCTCTTTAATTTTTGCTTGAAGTTCTTTTGGTTTTAAAGGCTCAATTTTTTCAATATCATAAACCCACACTGCTCTTCCGTTTGTTACCTCTTTTCTTGTTTTTACATAAATGTAATACTTTAATGGTAGATGATCATCACCGATTAATTCCCTTACTTGTTCCCAGAACTTCATATAATTTACACCACGCAAATAAATCAAATAAGGATTTTCTTTACCATCCTCATCAATTGTCACAAGCAAAATTTGATTAAATGTAAGTTTTACGCCTTTATCTTTTAAAGCTCCAACAGTTTCTCCTGTTTTAACTTCAACTATATCTTTTCCTTCCATAATATTTGTAAACACAGGAGTTATATGGCTATAACCATTTTTGCTAATATCGTAAGCACTATATTGATAACCAATTGCAATAACTCTCATTTTTACAGGTTGTTTAAATACTTTTCCTCTTTTTTTTACTTCAAGAGTTTTCTTATCAATTTCCCAACCTGTAATAATTTCACCTTTTTTTACTCCCTCATTAATAAGCACATCATCTTTGTCATAATTGATTTTTACAACATCAAACGGTAGCCCACTACTTGTCTGTTCACCACCTGTGTTTTTTGCAATTAATTTTGCTTCTTCAGGGTCAATACCCATTGCTACTAATTCTTCATAAGTCATACTAATCTCCTTCTAATAAATTTACTAATTTTTTGACTAATGGTTAAACCAATGTTCTAACCAATAGTCTTTAAAATTATATAAAAAATTTTTTAAATTGTCAAGAATTTTTATTTAAAATTATCAAATTTATTCAAATCGTTTTTAACCCCACCTCTCTGATAACTAATATTACTTAATTCTTGATTAGCATTATTAGTAGAATTTATATCATATTGTTTTTTATACCAACTTAAGTCAGAAAATTCTTCTACATTATAAATACCATCTATCCCTATCAATTTTAAACAATCATCCGCAAAATATTTAATAACCAACTCTCCTAAATCCTCGGTAAAACCATTAATACTACCTTCACTATGTAAATACTTATTCCATTCTAATTCTTCTAAAACTTGCTCTTTAACATAACTAATAGCCCATTCGATAAACCAATCTTTTAAATGTTTAAAGCCTTGTTTTTCTTCTTTTAACAAAATATTTAAAACATTTTTATTTGTTGGTTTATGTGTTGTTAATTCATCATAAGCAATTAAAGCAATAATTTGGCTAAAACCTTGTATTGCATAATCATAAGCCTCATTAATCTTCCAAGTAACCATAAAACTAAACGGAAATTTAACACTTTCAAGATAATAAGTAGCAAAAATAACTTGTAAAATAAGTTTTTTTAATTCATCATCTATTTTTCCATCTTGACTTTTAATTTGCAATTTATAAGCAAAATCCACTTCACTATTTAATCTTCTTTTAACAAAAGAATCTTCGTAAACTACATTAAATTGTTTTTCAACATTTCCACCAAACATTTGAGATAATCCATAAGAATAACCAGGAGCATGTTGTGTAGCTTCTTGCATACCTATCATTGAATATAAAATAGATAATTCTGAGTTTGAAACAAAACGCAACAAACTAAAATACTCATTATAAACTCCACTATCCATTAATGTTTGATAACCATTATTTAATAAAAACATTCTTTTTGCGTTTTCATCTAATCTCTCCCATCCTGTTGCATCTTGACTAAAATCAACAACTTTAAAAGTCCAAAAATCAGCCATCGCTTTTTCATATAAATTTTGAAAAACTTTATAATCTACTTTATCAACTCTAATAATATGACCTGTATCTCCAAAAAAAAGTTTCCAAGTTTGTTTTGGAGGCTCATTAGGCACACAAACTATTTTATCACAAATATATTCTCTCATGACCCACTCCTTTATTTTTATTTTTATTTAAGAACTACAACTTTCACAAACTTCTTTTTCTTCAGCTTTCATACTATTAGCATAATACAAAGTTTTTAAACCTAACCTTTCTGCCTCTACAATATCTTTAAATGCTTCAAAAGCACTATCTGGGTTTAAATAGAATGTATCTATACTTTGTGCTTGGTCAATAAAACATTGTCTTATTTGAGCTAATTCTAACAACCTTTTATTTGAAACTTGGTAAGCTGTTTGATACCATTGTCTAAATTTATTTAATTGAGGCACAATTTGTTTTCCTATTAAACTACCTTTTTTAATTGCAAATAAACTTTTAGGAGGATTAATACTTTCTGTACTACCTCCTTTTATACTTAATGAGCTTGTAGCAGTAGGAGCTATCGCCAAATGTGTTGCAAATCTAACACCATATTTTTCAATTTCTAAGCTTAATTCAGACCATCTCAAACTTTGCCAATTATCAGCATATTTTTTAAAAACTTCTTCATATTGCTTAATAGGTAACCAACCTTTACTCCATTTTGTTTTGTTATACCATTCAAATTTACCTCTTTCTTTTGCCAATTCTACACTCGCACTATAAATATGATATGCAATATCTTCCATAATATCAAATTGTAATTTTAATACTTTATCATCTGTAAATTTAGTTTTATTTTTAGCAAAATAATAAGCAAGATTAGATATACCAATCCCAATAGGTCTATACATTTTATTATGAATTTCTCCTTCCTTAACAGGATAAAATGACATATCAATCAAATTATCATGACTTCGTAATAAATTATAAATAACTTTTCTTTTTTCTTCTTCATCTAAATTCGACCATTCAACTACATTTATTGAACTTAAATTACATAAAGCAATTAAACCGTTTTTAAAAGTTTCTTTTATTTTAAACTCTTTTGTATCAAAATTTTGTATTATTTTTTGTGATTTTTTATAAGAAGGTTTTGTAGGTAAAACTATTTCTGAACAATTGCCTGTTAACACATTATTAAAAACAAGTTTATGATTTAAAGGTTCATTACCACAATATGTAGGAACTTTTTTATCTAATTTTTCTATTTTACCAACAACCCAATATTCGTCTTCCTTGTCAAGTCCATTATGTTGTAAAATTTGATTTGGCTTTAAATCAATAGTTCTTACTTCTGTTCCATCTTTTAAATACCATTTATGATAACTTGTTGCGTCAATATGTGTAAAGTCTCTAATACTTCCATGTTCGTAATTAACAAAATCTAATTCTTTTTTATACAAATAAACTCTATAAACTTCTTGACCACTACCATCATCTGTTCTAAATACTTCAGTTTCACTCCATCTCTCACCATTCCAACAAGTTACTTTATTAATTTTCATTTCTTCCACTAACTTACCAATTTCAATATTCCCAAATTCTTTTGTTAAAAGTTTTGTTTCATAACTAACACACAAATTACTTTGACCTATATATTCATTAAAAGGACTTTTTTCATTTACATTATCATCAAAAAACACATAAATATTTCCTGTTTCAAGCCTTTCTCTCACTATTTCATAAGCCAAATCTCTTGCTTTTATTTTTTTCTTTCTTATACCACTTTTATTTTCATAGTATTTATACCATTTTTCAAATTCTTCACCATAATTTTCTAATAATTCTGGCGTTTCTTTTGGGTCAAATAAAGTTATCTCTTCGTTTTTTATCACTCTATCAATAAACAATCTATTTAATTTTATTCCATATTGCAAACTTCTTGCTCTTTTAAATTCACTTCCCCCTTCGTTTTTTAACATTAATAAATCTTCAATTTCATAATGCCACCAATTAAAATAAACAGCACAAGCCCCTCTTCTTTTATTACCAGATTGCTTAAAACCTAAAATAGCAGTTTCAACCATTCTAATATAAGGAATAACACCATCACTTTCTCCATTTTTACCAATTTTACTTCCTATTGCCCTAATAGGACTGACATCAACGGCAGTACCTCCTCCAAATTTAGAATATAAAGCTACTGAACTAACTGTTCTTAAAATAGAATTTGTATCATCACCCATTGCAATTAAAACACAACTTGCCTCCATATCTTCGGCATTGTATCTTGGAGTTGCCTCAGTAATAATACTTTCTGCCAAACTATCATATCTTTCTTTTATTAAGTTTATTCTTAATTCTTTAGACTCATACATAAAAGATTTAATCGCCAATCTCATAAAAGTGTGTTGTGGTAATTCAAGCCATTTATTTTTTGTATATTTTAAAGCATATCTACTCATAAAAGATTTAATGCCCAAACTTGTCATATAAAAATCTCTTTCTGGTTTAATATAATTACCTAACTCTTTTAACTCTTCTTCAGTAAAGTTTTCTTTTATTTTTTTGTAAATATCTATACCATATTTTACACCCTTATTAACCACTTCTAAATAATCAGGATATTCATCTCTTTTTATTCCCCAAACTTCTTTATAATATTTTTGAACTAACAAATTCTTAGTCACATCATCCCAAATTAATTGCAATTCACTAATCTTATTTTCACATGTTTCAATGACAGTATCAAACAATTTACTTATATGTATTCTATCATAAATTTTTATTTGTGTATCTTGTAAAACCTCATCAACTAACTTATTAATTATTTCTTTTGTAATAAATTTTTCATCCCACTTATAAAAGCCCTCTCTCAATGCCTTTTCAATAGCCCACTCTAAAACTTTTCTCATTTTTTCTTCATTATATTCTTCCTCTCTACCATCTCTTTTAATTACAATATGTTTTCTATTTTTTACAAGAGTAATCCCCATAACAACTCCTTATTTTAATTTATAAAATTTTTGTTCTTCATTTGTAGGATAATACAATTTATCAAAAATTTCAAGACTATCTTCAACTATTTTATCCATACTTTTTGTGGGCTTAATTGAAATTTGGATTTTAATTTCCTTTTGCTCATCTTCACTCAAATCTTTAAAACCTAAAGGCTTAAACAACAACATATTATACCTAAACATTTCATCTAAATCAACAAATTTGTCGGGAATTTTATATCGTCCTTTTTTAACTAAATTAGCTAACCTATTCTTAATACAAGCTAATTCTCCTTTGCATTCATCATAAATTTTCATATAAGATTTATGACCTAAACCTTTTAATCCTTTTATATTTTCTTTTCCTACACCACAAAAACAATCTTCAATAACTTTATCAAACCCTAACTTATAACCAAATTCTTGTTCTAATTCGCTTGAATGAAATAACCTACCCCTATTCAAATGATAAAGCCATTGATTGCCCCAATTAGTATTCATTTCATTAAAAAATTTAAGCCAATCACTATCACTTGTAAAATAAATAAGATTATCCCCAACAAGATAATCCGTTAAAACACTTGCTAAATCATCAGCCTCTAAACCTTCAATTGCTACTACTCTACCAAAATTTCTTAAATAATTTTCAAGTTTTGAATAAAACTCATTTAGTTTTTTAACCTTTATTTCATAAGCTTCTCCTTGTTTTTTAATTAAATCTTTTCTTTGTGCTTTATATTCAGGGGCAATTTTAACTCTTTTACTTTGTCCCTTATCCATAACAAAAATAGGAATAACTTGATTGCCAAATTCTGTATTTAACATTCTTTTGGCAATCAAATCAGTAAATTTCAACAAATTTGTTTCTTTTCTATGAAACAAATAGTAAACTACTAACTTACTATCAATTATTAATACATTTTTCATTTTTAACCTTCTAAATCATTAAAAGTTTCAAAAAAAGTAGCAATATAAATCAAATAATTCGTCCTATCAACACTTTTTAATACTTCTATTAAATCAATAAAAGAATTAATTTCAACTTCCTCCATTAATTCTAAAAAATGAACAAAACCATTTACCAAACATTCATTTTTATCAAGCATACTTGAAAATAAAATAAATAAAGCAATTGTATCTTGCTCTAAAATAGCTTCTTTAAACGAAATTTCTTTGTTTTTATATTTTTCTACTAAAGCATCAAATTCTTCTTTACTAATACCATAAACTTCCCATAAATTTTCTGCATTAGGATTTACTATTTTTAAATCTCTCATTTTTCTCTCCTTTATTTTTTTATTGCATTAAAATTATAAAAAATTTTTTATAAAAAGTCAAGAGAAATAAAGTAGATTGTTATATAGTAGTCTAATATAAAGAAAGTCCGAAATTTAGGGAGTTTTAAAAGGATTTTTGGATAGAATAAAAAAATTTCTTTAAGGCTTCGGACACTTTCGGACAAAATTTAATTAGTTAAGAAGTCCATATAAAGCAAGAGCATAAGCATCAACTAAATCATCAATTTTTTTATATTTTTCAGAAAACCTTTTAATAATAAGTTCAGGAGTATTATTAATCATATCTTCTTTTTTAGCTCTTCCATTTTTAGTATAAAACTTTTTCAAAGTAGTTGGAGGAACTAAAATAACCTCATAATGTTTTTTAAGACTATAATAAACACTACCAAGTAACATTGCTAAATCTACAACTTTACCTTTTGAATGTAAAGAAATATCTTCAATAATAACTTTTGTAAAAATATCTCTGTGTTGTCTTACATATTTTTTTACTTTATTACTAACAATAAAAGCTCTTTCTTTTATATTTTTCCCTTCTGGGGCAATTAGTTTGAAATCTAATAAACCTCCTGAATTAGATAATACTACAATACCCGTATTTGTAGTAGATAAATCTATTCCTATATAAAAATATTTTTGTTTCTCAAACAAAATTAACTCCCAAAACTATCATCATAAACTATTTTTGCTTGTCCTCTTGCTTTTACATATACTTTTTGATTTCCCGTATATCTAAAAAAATCCCCTACAATATAAGAAGCAACACTATCTTCATAAGTAGGCTCAGTATTTCCTATAAAAACTAAAACTTCCCCTTGTTGAACTTGAAAAACACAAGCACCACTTTTTAGTAACTCCCAAGTATTACCTGTTAGATTTTTTGAAACAGTCATTTAAACTCCTTATACTAACTCTATTTGTAGAGTACCATTATCTATATAGAGTCTATATTTTTTAGTTGTATCGCTTCTATCCACTAAAACTAAACCTTTTGTTTCATTTACATAAACTATATCTTCATTAACTTGTGTATTAGCCAAATTGCTTAAATCTGTGTTTGCTTTTGTATCTAAATCTGTTTGATAGGCTACATTTATATTATCTGCTTTTGATTTAAAATCAGCATCAGATACATTAGATAAATCTTTATTTGCTTTATTTGATACATCTGTAATTAAATCATTTAATTTAATAAAATTGTTATTGCAAATAACTCTCCAAACTTTACTTCCAACTTCAATTGTTTCTACCCCATTAGATAAAATAGCCATTTTTATCCTTTTTTAATTAATTTTTGAAAGTGGCAAGTATCTGGTGTTTTCCAAAATCCTCCCCATCTATTTAACGGACTTAAACTTTCCCAATAATCTCCAAAAATAGCTAAATCTTCTTTATCATAAGTTAAAACATACTTTCCTTGAATAGGTTTAAAAAAGTTTAAATCAATTGCTAATCTTTGTAAATGTTTAGAACTTTTAGTCCAACTAACTTTTTTATCTTTAACTAAACAAATAGGTCTAACAGTAGTTTCACACTCTTTCACTCTATAACCATAATAATACAATAATTGCATATCATAAGGTCTGTATAATTCTCCTCCTGTTATAATCCAACCTTTTCCTTGAACAAACTTAATAAGTTTTGCTAAATCACTTAAAAATTCATTTTGTAATTCAATTAATTTCATACATAACTCCTTAAACAACTAATGCTTTTATTTTATTGCTTTTATATGTATCTTTATACACACTTTCAACATATATATCGTTAGCATTATAACCACTGATATCTAACTCAATGATTGTATCCTCAGGAACAGGGTCATAAGTCATAATTAGATTATTTCCTTCATATATATTAAATTTTAAATAATCTTCAGTATTTTTTTCACTATCGCCAGCTGTAATTGTGTCACAATCTTGTAAATCACCACTTAAATCTCCTCTTAAAGCCTCAGAAAAATACAATTTATTTTCAGAGGCTTTAACATAAACATTTGCTGGAGGTAAAGGCTTAAAAACAAAAGAATCTTCAATAGTTTTTTCTAAATCTACTTTTTCTGAAGCATTATAAAGATTTCTATACCAAAAGGAGTATTTTAAATCAAAAGTGTTTTCAGAAATATTAACTAAATTTTTAAAATAATTAATATAAATCCAAACTTTTGACCCAGCAGGATGTGAAGATTTATTACCATTTAAGTTTCTAATCAACCCTTTAAAAATAGCTGTATTTGTAACACTATCATAAAACACTTCTTTTATACTAATTAACTCATTATCTACTAACATAACTATTCTTAATTTTTGCCAATCCTCATCATTTAATGTAGTAGAATATAAATACCCTTCTATATCTCTAACTTTAATTTTAGTTACTAAGTCTAACTCATCTCCATCATTAAAACTTTCATCTAAAATACCATAAACTAAAAAATCACCATTAAAAATTCTACCATCTGTTTTATCTTGAACTCTAAAACCAGAAATAATTTCATTAGTATCAGGCTTTGAACATACGGGAACAACATTATAAGTTCTTTGAGTAACATTAGGCATATACAACAAGTTATTTAAAGGTATTAAATCATAATGTTGTGGAGTAGAATAAATGTGGTAAACTTTTAAATTACCTATTCCAGCATCTGAATCAGAATACAAATTATTCAAAACGGGAACTCTATATATATCTTCAATTGCTTCAATTTCAATATAAGTTTGCCATTCTTTATCTCCACCTATTTTTATAATTCTAAAAAACATTTCTGGTATTTTTAAATCTGGCATATTTACTTTTACTAATTGTCCTACATGTATAGCTGGAAAATCCATAAAATTTAATTTTGCTTTTAAAGTTGAAAGAGGTTTTCCGTTTTTTTGAATTATTTTTTGGGCAACAATATTCATTGTATCTGGGTTTGATATTAATTGAAAAGTATAAGTTTTTGGTTTTTCATACCCTAAAACTTGAACAAGAGCTTCATTTTTAATAGTAAAACTTTCCGTTAAACCTGTTAATACATTTGAATATTTAAAAGTAAAAGTTGTTAAAACATTAGACCAATCCCCTGTTTTTATTGAAACATCGTTTGTATTATACTCATTAAGTTCTATTGGAGTTTCGTCTTCTCTATACCTAATTAAGTATAATTTCCATTTATTGTCAATAACAGAAAAATATAAAACACCATCAATTACTCTTAATATTTCCTTTATCCAATCTACAACATTATGTTCTCTTGTCATAACAAAAGAAATTCCAAATTTTTCACTCTTTAAAGTATTAGCACACTCTAAAAAACTTTCCTTGTCTATATCATTAGCGTTTATACCTAAATAACCTACAAGCAAATCATAAATAACAGAAACGGGATTTATATCATAACCTATTCTATTTTGACAATTGTTAATATCTGAACAAGGCAACAAATTGTAATTTAAAGCCCATCTTGACAATCTAAACTTATAATTAGGAATTTGTGTAGTATTATCTCCAACAAAAGCATTATCAAACAAAGCACAAGCAATTCCGTTTATTTTTGCTTGTTGTGGAATAGGATAATCAAGTTCAAAAACCTTATTATGTGTTGGTAAATTAGAATTTGTATAAACTCTTAAAGAAGACACTTCGCTTATATCAGAAGCATATACTTCTCCTTTTTTACCTGTAACAACATTTAATAAATAATAAGAGGGATTACCACTAACACCAGAACTTCTTGCTGAAGTATTAATGTTTCCAACCCCGCCACTTGCAAAATTATCAAGATAATCAATAGTCCCTTGCCAAGAATAACCACTTAATAAATCAAAACTTTCTACTAAAGCATAAGCCATTGAAAGGGTATAACCATAACCAACAGTTTGACAACCACCGCCACCTTTTCCTCCACCACCCATATTATTCCTTTAACTACAAGCTTCTATTTCATAAGATTTTAAATTTCCATACCAAATAACATTACCACTAACCCAACAAGTTCCATATAAAATAGGAATACTCCGCGAATTAGAATTTGTTGGAAAAGAAAAATCATTCAATCCAGCACTTTCAGCATTTTGATTTATTTGTGGAACAGGTATTAACAAATATACTAAAATTAAAATTACTGCTACTACTATTAACATTGTTAATGGGTCTATTTTAGCCTCCTTTAAAAACCTTCTGAATATAAATTTTTATTTGGTATATAAGGAAAACCACCAAATCTTTTCGCATTATTATAAGCAATACAATCGTTTAATGTTTTCGTACAACCAGCATATACATTTATATGACTTATATCGGTAAAAAATATAGGTTTTAATAAAGTAATTGTTCCACTACTTTTATTATAATCCATAATAAATTGTTTTTCGTCCTTAGATGTTACAATATACCCAGAAATTAAATTAAAAGATAAATCTTTTAACAAATCACTTACAATAGTATCGGCTCGTGGCATTTCATATGTACCTGATGCAAGAGTTACCTTATAATTTGCTAAATTTAAACCGCAATTTTCATCACAAAAATTAAAACTACAATAACGACTATAACTTCTTTTTGGTATAGTAACATCTTTTAAAATATATTTTGAGCCAATTGTTACTTTAACTATTCTTTTAACATAATTAAAATCACAAGTTAAAACACTACCCTCAAAAAAAACAAAATTTTGCGGATATTTTTTTATTTTTATTGTAGCTAATTTAACATTAGGGTTTGTAACAAAATAAGCAAAAGGTTGAGCATCTATCGGAAAAGTAACAATAGCCCCATTTGTATCAACAGTCAAATTAATTTCATTTCTTTCAATCGGAATTGCTCTATAAGTAATTCCGTTAAAAAATAAATCTTCCGCCCCACTACAATAAAAATAAGTTTTACCCATATAATAAATTTCATATAGTTCCATCTAACCTTCCTTAAATAAACCTAATTTTTTATAATGTGCTATTGTGATTTCTTTAAAACTAAAAGTTACTTTTCCTCTTACCAAATCTATAAAATCAAAAGTAATATCGTCTTTACTTGAACTACCTAAAAACATAAAATAAAAACTTTTACATTCTTGTAAAGAAATATAAGAAGGAAAAGGGTCAAAAGTAATATATTTTCCTATTTTCTTATAAGTCTCTCTGACATCAAAACCTAAATCGGCAACATCAATAATCTGTGTTGCAAAATTAATTTCAGGAACAAAAATAAATAAAGGTCTGTAATCTAACATTATATTAAATAAAGGTAATTCGGCTTTAAAACTACTATTACCTTTTTTAATATCTTCTTTTAATTGAATTTCAGTATTATAACTATAAAACCAAAAAAATTCTTTTTTTCCTTTAATATCAATAAAAAAATCTCTAATAGCTTTCATTTCCTCATAATTATCAAATTTTAAAGTAATACTTTCCGTATAATATTCACTTTCATTAAATAAAAACATTTCTTTATTGTATGGTTTACCAAGTAAAATTCTATTGTGTGTTATCGTTTTACTTATTGAATTTAAAGGTAAAAATTCTTTAGGAAAAATTAAAAAATCTCTATATGTTTGAATAGTATAACTCATTTTAAATCCTTAACAACTTTAGTAGAACTTAAAGTTATACTAAACGAATTGTCTTTTAATTCTCTATTTATACTTGTATTATTTTTAATAAAAGTTTCTATTGCTGGAACAACAATTTGACCTTTTTTATAAGTTACTTGTTCTAAGACTTGAATAGTATTATTATCAACTATTCTTACTACTGTTAAATTAAATGCTTTTGTTTCTTCTTCTATTAAAAATAATTTAGAACCTATTGTTATTGTTTTTGGTAATTTTTCTATTCTTATTATAGAGGTTTTTTCTTTTGATTCTATTGTTTTTGTGTATTCACTCCATAATGGAAATTTTATTTTTTGTCTTTCATTTTGTAAAACTACATTTTCTCCAAATTTATGTTTGTATAAATCTAAATGTGAATATTTGGCATTAAAATTTATTTTTGGATTATCCATTGTTGGATAATGAGTTTCTACACCATTAACACTTCTAAAAGAAAAAGTATTAAAAAAATAAGTTTCGGAATAAGAATTCTTATCAGGATACAATACATAAGCATTAGCAAGAGGCACTCTTTTTATACAAATATGCCATTTTAAATAAAATTGTTTTTCGCCATCATCTACTTTTAAAGCTATCCACTTATTATCAACATCTAAATAAGGGCTATTAATATCTATTTTTATTCTAAAACAAAATCTACTATTTGGCTCTATAACTTGAGGCAAGTGAATATTATCAAAATAAACACCAAACAAACTATTTGCTTCTATAATAGTTAATTTTTTATTATAACCAGAAACCAAGCATAAATCTAAATATTGAGTTGTAATTATTGTAGGATTATAATATTCAAATAAAGTTTTTCTTTCCCAAAGACTATCATTATTATTAAATTCAAGCCAAATTAGTTTATTAACAAACAAATAAGGATTTTGCTTATTAAAATATGTAAAATTTTGTTGTACATTATAATATTTAGTAAAAACGCCAATTGTATTAAATTGTTTTGTTTTTTCACTAAAAGAAGATATATTAACAATATTATCTAAACTTTGTTTATAAATAAAACAAGATTTTATAGAAAAAATGTCGTTATAAAAAATTTCTTTTGTAACATTACCTATTAAAGGTTTTTTTATTTTATAAAAAACATTTTCATTTATTTGCTCTTGTT